GACTAGAGAATAGTATTATAACTGTGGCTGATGTTTGGTTGGAGGAGTACGCCGGAGGCTTTTGATGTCTTGTTGCAAATGTAAGGATATGATATTGTACAAATATAGATGTATGACCTAAAGATAAAAATAGACACGTAACTATGTGAGAGTGTAATATACAAAGCGAATATAGTGATAAGTTATTAGAAGATAATATGAATAGAGGTTGAGAGTATGTGTATTGTAAAGATATTCCGGAGACTTGAAAATATAATCAAGATTGGAGAATTGATAATGTACTAAAACAATATTATTGAGGAAAGTTTTAATTTTTAACTAATATAAAATGAATAAATTATGGATATTGTTGCCTATACTATTTCTTTGATGATGTACTATAAAGGTAGAGAATGAGGATAAGACATTAGATAGTAGGATTACTGCTTTGGAGAATAAGATAGCTAATATGAATATATCTTTTAATGATATATATACTAAAATTAATAGTTTACCAAATACTCAAGTATATAATGAACCAGAATATGTAAATCCTAACAGCCAGTGCTATGTATGAGACATCAGAAAGAGTGTTGTTTATATAGTTAGTCCGCAATGGGATGATTACGACACCCAGAAAAAATATTGTATAGATGATAAGCACTGTTTCAGGTATAGGATAGAGAAGATAGAATCAGTGTTTATGGATTGAGATTGTATAGATACTATAAATTGAAAATGAGTAGGGATGTTTTATGAGAATTTAGATGAAGCGGTTAAATTTGCGAAGATTTATATAGATGAGGGTAAGTTTTGAGACTTTATTTGAGCGTTAGATTAATTTTATTTATTAATATATATAAAGATGAGTTTAGATAGTATAAAAGAGTTAGTGGATAAGTTTGTAGAAAGACATCCACAGAGAAAACAGAGTGAGGTGATGGTGCAGAGGGCTATAGCAAGAGATGAGAAGAGAAGAAAGCTATTAGAATGAAAAGAACAAAAGCTAAAAGAGAGGGCTGAATGGAAAGCTAAGGAGGCTGAGAGGAGAAAAGAGTATTACAATGAACGATACAAGAAGAATAGAGAGGCTAAACTAGAATACAACAAGAATTATACCAATAACAATCCTGATAAGACACAGAAACGGAAAGAGTATTACAATGAACGATACAAGAAGAATAGAGAGGTTAGATTAGCTAAGGCTAAGGAAAATTATAGGCTCAAGAAACTTTTAAATTCTAATAAAAAATAAAAATGAACAAGATTAAGATTATGTTATTAGCTATTATTTTACTAGTATTAGGAAACTGATTTTTAGGGTACAAATACTATACAACTGATGTAGAATATAAGAAAGCTTTGAGTAACCAGAGTATGTTAATAGAAGATTATAGTGTAGCAGGAGATTATGTATTCTGTATGTGGGAGACTATCCAGAACGCTATGAAGTTTAAAGAAACTGATTGTAATGTACAAGTATATAAGCAAGAATTTGTAGAGAGACGAAATAAATACTATAACGCTTGAATTTTTACAAAAAAAGCGTATAATTAAACATATTTACATATTAATACTAACTAATGGAAAAAGAATTACTTGAGTTAAGAAAAGAACTCTTTGAGACAAAAGATATGAATAAGGTATTAATGGTACAGATATATAATTTAAGAAAAGAATTAAAAGATTTGAAAATATCTATTACCAAAAAAAAAAATAAGGTTATAGAATTAGCTTGGAATAAAAAACAATATGTTTGTAGAGATTGTTGAGTAACATTTGAGAAAGATTGAATAAGAAGGAATAACCTTAAGTATTGTGATGTATGTTCAAAAAAAAGATATGATGAAAACCAAAGAGAGCAGACTGAAAAGCAGATTTTAAAAAATAAACTAAATATAAATGGGAAACCAAAAGGAAAAAGGCAAATTGTTTACTAATAGTATCAAACCAGACACAACTGTAAAAGAGTTTGAAGAGGTAGTGGATACTGTTGTTATACCTGTAAAGAAATTTACAACTATAGTAGTTTTTGTAGATTATATAACTAACAGTGTATTAAGTAGGTATCCTGAATTCAAAAGATTAGTACAGAATGAATGGAACGAGTTAAAAGTAAACGATGAGATGTTAGAAATAATTAAGAGATTAACAAAGCTTTTTAAAACTAAATAATTAGTTATGACTAGAAAGAAAAAGGTAGAGGTTATTAAGAAAATAGATAATACTGGTAAGACATATATAAACGAGATGTTGTATCACGCATTAAAAAGACTAACTTGATTTGAAGATATAGTTGTATGAGAGCGAGTAACACTTTCAGAAGAAGTAAAACAAAAACTCAGAAGTATAGGTTTATAACTGGTAAAAAGATTTTTGTAAAATTCCCTTGTATTTTAACATTAATTGAATATAATATATTTATATAACTAAATAACTAAATAAAATGACAATACAAAAAAATAGAAATTATAATGAGTGATACTTACAGTTAGAATGACGACTATTAAAAAGATGAGAAGATTATTTTTGGAGAGGTAATAATACTACAGAGATAGTAGTTCTCATAAGGAACAAAGATTGAAAGTACAGTATAAAGATATAGTGGTGGGAGTAGTTAACCTAAGTGCAGTATGAGGTTATTTCATTTCCTGATACATACAGCCACATAAATTTCATTAGATTAAAATCGGATATACTGTGGGTGTTGTTTCCTATAGTATATCTAAACTTTAATTTAGTAACTAAAACAAAATGACTCATAACGAGAAAACAAAAAGAGTATTAATATTGCTATGTTCCTTAATGTTTCTAGCGTTTATAATTTTATTTGTAGTAAATAACAAAACTACTTGGCAAGAAGAAGCTGATAAATTCTGTAATGGATATGATACCTATAAGACACCAGTAACAGCTACAGATGAATTTTGTGATGCTTATATCTATAACCAAGACCAATTAGCTATGTTTGTTGGTAGTTATTGTAGTGGTAGTGATTTACTAAGTGATTGAGTTGTTGTCTACCACATAAATGATCCACAACCTAATGATTACCAATGTGAAGATATAAAAGTAGAAAGTATTAGTAATGAAAAGATGTCAGAAGAATATCTAAAAAACAAATTTAACGAAATAAAATAGGGATTTTAGTATACCCGTACTTATTCTTAAAACAAAATATGATCACTTGACTAATTCTTACAGGAGCTTTAGTGTGTAGTAGCGTATGCTATCAGAACACACAGAGTGTAGTAGAGATTTGTGATAGTAGAACAGTAATAGATAAAAAATTAAAGAAATTCTTAGTAAAAAAATGAGCTGGTAGTTTATATGGTTCTTTTATAAAGTACTGAAAGATGTACTGAATCAAACCTGAGTTGGCTGTATGTATAGCTGTATCAGAAAGTTGATTAGGAAAGAATATGAGTTATATTTGAAACATAGGTAATGTTTGATGAAGGGAGTTTAAATATGAAGACTGAACACCTGATATTAATAGATGAATAAAAGCTATATACCAAGTAGCTCTTAATTGAAAAAACTTATGAGGTAAAACTATAGTAGGTGATCTCTATACCAACTGAAACTGCCAGACTGACTGTAAAAGATATTATGCTAGTGGAAAAGGGGCACAGGGTAATGTTTTGAAGTGTCTGACTGAAATTTATTGAAAGAAAATATGACCTAATTTTAATTATAGGATAAAAAAGTAATGAGATTTTGAGCTTATCAGAGTATATGAAATTGAATGTGATTTTGAATGAGTACCAAGATGCCTTGATGTAGAGATTGGTTAATTTTCTTATTAGTTTTACGGATAATTTGAGCAATTTTTTGAAGTTAGTATAAAATAGTGTTGTTTTTTTGTAAAGATTATGTATAATCCCGAAAATTGTACATTTATTTTTGCATATTTTTTCAAAATGAGTAAAAAAAGTAGAAAATTTCAGAAAAATACTTGACTAGCAACAGTACAGAAAGCAACAGAGAGTACTGATGCCAAAAAGTTCAAAGCAATTTCATTAAATACCACTAGAGGGTATTCATCACCTCAACAAATAGAACAATACTGATTAAGGAAACCTTGAAAAGTAACGTTTAAAATACTTAGACAGATCGCTAGTAGAGATGCTATCATAAGAATTTGTATTAATGTAATTAAGAAAGCTGTATCTCAATCAGAATGGATAATACAAGTGAAAAAGAACGCACCAGGTAACATAAAGAAAGACTACGAGAAAGAGATAGATACTTGTTATAATCTTTTTGAGTATATGAATATGAATGGTGAGAATATGAGAATATTATTAGATAGAGTAATGGAAGATATTCTTACACTCGATTCTGCGTGAATAGAAATTATAAGAAGCTTAGATTGAAAAAGAATAGTAGCTTTGAATAGCGTTGACGGCTGAACCTTGAGACCTATATATAATGAGTATTGAGAACTAGGTGACCCAGCATACCTTCAGTTAGTTTATGAAAAAGTTAGATGTAGTTTCAAGAAAGAAGATTTAGTTTATATTATGGCTAACCCTAGTAATGATATAGATACTTTTTGATATTGATTATCTGCTATAGAATCAATACTACTTCAAGTACAAGCAGCGTTAGAAGCTGATATGTTTAATATAAAGCACTTTACAAAAGATAACTTACCTCCAGGAATATTAGACCTATGAGATATGACACAAGACCAAGCAGAAGAGTTTATCGCTACTTGGAATGCTACAGTTATATGAAATCCTCACTCAATGAAATTTGTACGAGGTTCTAGTCAAGAAAAGAAGTTTATACCTTTGAGTACATCTCAAAAGGATATGCAGTATATCGAATATATAAACTGGTTATCTAAAATAAAACTAGCTACTTACTGACTTTCTTCTATTGATGCAAATATATTGCAGGATATGACAAGAAGTACTTGAGAGACTATGCGTGCTTTGAGTAATGCTAGATGAGTAAGAAGTAATAAAAAACTTATAGAGGAATACTTCACAAGAAATATAATAAGATATATGGAAGAGTGAAACGATAAGTTCAAACGATTAGAGTTTAAGTTTATTGAAAGTGATAATGTAGATATACAGTTGAAACAAGCACAAGTAGATGATTTATACTTACAGAACTGAGTATATACAGCAAATGAAATAAGAGCTAGAGATTGAAAAGACCCTTTGAAAGAACCAATTTTTTCTGAGGAACTCTGAGCTAAATTGAGAACTGCCACAGGTAAACAACCTGAACCTTGATTACCAAAACAAGATAGGAGAGGGAAAGAAGAAAACGCAAAAGTAAACATTAAGCGTATGCCTTACAAGAAAGATATAGATGACGAAGATAATATGTTCCAAAAAGATTTATATTACGAAGAAGACTATGTGTAAAGATTGTATAGAAAAAAACTATGAAGATGAATATGAAGAGAACGCAGAGCTTGATGAAATTGAGTCAAGTGACGATTATGTAGTTACAGAGAAAAAAACACAGAAGTTACTAAAAAGTCAGCGAGATGAACTGGTGTTATCGTGAATAGTTTGGACTGTCTACAATACGCTATGAAAGAATGTATTAGAATGACTAGCAAATAATAAAGCTAGTGTAGAGGATAGGAAAAAATTAGAAGATTATATTTCCTGACAGGCTTCAAAAAAAATAAACAGTTTATCTAATACAGATTATAATGCCATTATAGGTATGCACTTATTATGAGTAGCTAGAATATGATGACAAAGTATACTAGACCAACTAGGTTCAAGAAAAGACTTTAAAATCTGAGTATGATTAGAAAAAATAATTGGGCAAAGGATAGGTACATTGATAAAGTGACTAGACAAAACTACAATGAATAAACTAGCTAAGAATATGGTTACTTGACTAGAAAATGGATTGACTATGAAACAGATGACTGGTAGCCTAATAAAACTTTGAAAAGAAATCGCTAGAGATAGAGCTTGAATAATAATGACTACTGAAAGTAACAGTTTATTACAATTTGTAAGACACGAAATGGCTAGAGTAAACTGAGCAGAAACAAAGACTCGGGAAGCTGTAGCTGATGAAAGAACTTGCTGACCTTGTAATAGTTTAAACTGATTAACAGTAAGAATAGGCGATAGTTTTCATTGAGTTGATGCTCCTCCATTACATCCTTCGTGCAAATGTACAATATTATACGATTTCACTAGTAGTCCAAAAGAATTTATAGATAGTTTTTAAATAATAAAAATACATATGAATACAAAACCACTAAAAGAGTACAAATGTTTCGTGTCTAAAAAAGTATTATGTAGAGCTGCAGGAGAATGACAGATAGAGATATTAAACGAAGACAACAGATTTACAAGCTATGTTTGAGAGAGTAGAATTAGTCAAGATATCTGACCTAAATGACAAGCGTTCCAAAATCTTGCTACAGATTTAAGATGTAAAGAATGTAAAAGATTATTAGGTAGAGCAATCAGTATTGATTCAGTAGTAGAGATTAAATGTAAACATTGTCACACTATTAATTTATTTGATGTGCAAGTAATAGAAAACGCAAGATTAGCTTCATTAAGTGTAAGTCAAAGAGCATTAATAGTAGAAAATAAAAGAAGGGCTATGACAAAAAATTAAAAATCTATTGCAATATTAAGTTATTTATCTATAATACGCCTAAATTATGTGAGGGCTAATCACCCTGAGCTTCGATTTGAAAGCCGACAAACTGAAAAGTATGTTGGTTTTTTATAATTTCAAAATAATCTATGTTCAAATTGAATATACCTATTACTAAGGCAACAAGAGATTCAAAAAGAAATGTATTGATGATAGAATGAATAGCCTCTGATCCTTCTATTGATAGAGATAACGAAAGGTTCTCAGAAAATGCTATTAAAAAAATGGCAGAATGAGTAATCAATTGAAATATACCTATTAGAGTAGAACACGAGAATAAATTCTATTCAGAAATATGAGTTTGGAAAGATGCTAGTCTTAATAAAGATATGCAGATGACCGTTAAATGAGAAGTAGATTTAGATTATAGCATTGGAAAAGACTTAGCTGTATTATTAGAGAAAGGAAAATCAGTAGCTTTATCTGTATGAGGTAAAGTAGTAGATGCTACATTTGAGTATGTAAAAGAAGCTGGTAGACAGATTAAAACTTTTACTGATGTGATGCTTACTGAAATATCTGTAGTTAAAAACCCTAGTAATATGAATACTACACTATCTATAGCAAAGTCATTTGATGTAGAGAAGCACGAGTATACTACTGAATGAAAAAAACTTATCGAGTATTATAAATGACTTAAAAAAAATAATGATTTAAATTCTTTAACTTATAATAATCAAGAGATGAACAAAACTAATTTCCAAGAAAAAGCTAATGTTGTAGATATGACTATAACTGCTGATGAAATTAATCTTATGGAGAAATGCTATACATTCTATGTAAATAAAGAATGAGCTAGACCACAAGCTAATGGTAATGACTTATCTGATAAAGAAGTTATGAAAGTAGCTGAGGCATATAGAGTTATGATGGAAAGAAAGAGACATAAAGTTTCACTTTGAAATAGAATGGCTTGAATGTTCCACAGTGATTTGCCAGTAAACCAATCTTGAGTTGGTGAAGGACAAATTGCAGTAAATAAAGATGTAAGTAAGAATTTATCAATTAACAATAAAATAATGAGATTTACTAAAAGTGTTGACGAAACTGAAGAGACTGTTGTTGCTGAAGAAGTTGTAGTTGAAACACCTGTTGAAGCTGTTGCTGAGGCTGTTGTAGAAACTGTAGTTGAAGAAGTGCCAGCTGTAGAAGAGGTTACTAAATCAGAAACACCAATCCCAGAAAACACAGAAGTAGTTGTTACTGAAGCAGTTACTGAACCAGTTGTTGAAAGCGTAGGCGAGGCTGAAGCAATTGAACCAGTAGAAGTTGCAGTAGAAACTGTACAAGAAGAGGTTGCGAAATCAACAGAAGAATGTAAATGTGAAAAATGTTGAGCTGAGATGGTAGGTAAAGTTTGCAAAGCATGTTGATATGCTAAAAATGAGGAAGAAGTTGTTGAGGAAACAGCTGATGTAGAATGAGTTGATAAGGCTACGCCTGTAACTCCATGAAAAGCTATGTCCGATCACAATGCAAAAAGACAAGCAAGAGAACAATTAGCTACTAAATCAGAAGATGAAGATGATACTGAAAAGAAAGCTCCTACAATCCAAGAAGAAGAAGAGGAAGCTAATGAAGAAGCTGATAAGAAAGTTAAAGAGAAGAAAGCAGAATGAATGAAAGAAGAAGATGAAGAGGAAACAGAAAAATCTAAAGTAAAAGCTTCTCCAGATAGAAAAGGTATTGATACAGTTGCTATGAGTAAAGCTATCAGTGATATGAAAGAAGAAATTATGGCTAGTGTATCAGAAATGATTAATGGATTGACTAAAACAGTAAGTAACTTACAAACTGAAATAGAAAAATCTAACAATCTTACTAAATCTTTTGAAGAAAATAAATTATCAACTATTGAAAAATCATACAGTGAACTATCTTGAGAATTTAATTCGTTAAAGAACTTAGTGGAGGTAATTTGAAATAACGCTGCTCCAAGAAAAAGTATTGCTAGTTATACAGCTTTAGAGAAATCTTTCTCAAGAGAGGAAAACAACAATGCTAGTTTCGAAGAAAGAGTTAACAAGATGATGGATGTAAATCCAAAAATGTCTTTATGAGAAGCTTTGGCTGAAGTAAAGAAATCAATGCAATAAAACTTTTATTTATTTTAATATTATTCAAATGGATATAAAACAAACATTAGAAAATGTAGAGAAGGCAATGTGAACGCCTGCTTACATACAAGGAGCAATCCTTACAAGAGAAAATCTTGACGCATTTATTAATAGATTGACTTTCAAAGAAACTCCAATTAGAGATAGATTGCCTAGAAAAACTGGTGCTGGTCTAGCTGCTTCTTGGAATGTATTGACTGCTATGTGAGTTGGAACTTCTGCTTTTGCTGAATGACTTACTCCTACAGAAGATGCTACAACTTACGCTAGAAGAAGTGCTATCTATAAAGAACTTGGTAAAACAAAATCTATTACTGATAGAATGCTTGCTGCTGGTAAATCTTTCATCGAATTAGAAGGTGAATTGACTGAAGTTGCTTTGAGAGAAGTTATCCAAGATGAAGAACAATTGATTATAACTTGAGATACTGGTGTTTCAGTATTACAATTCGATTGATTGAGAAAAAACATCGATATTCTTTCTGCTATCAACTTCTACGATGATAACAACAACGCATTAGGTTTCAGAACAGACCTTATTGAAACTGCTATCGAAGGTATCGTTAGAACTTACGCTCAAAGACCAACTGCAATATTTGTAGGTTACGGTATGAAGAGAGCTATCAATTTATCATTGATGGGTGATGTAAGAGTTAATCTTGATAACACAAACGAAGTAGGTACTTGAGTTGATGTTGGATTCTACCAATCTATGATCGGTAAACTTCCATTCGTTGCTTCATTTGCTATCGCTTCTGATGTAGTTACATTTGCTCCAAATGTTGTTGAAGACTTCTATGTGGTTACTGAAAAATCACAAGGTCAAGATACATTATATATGGAAGATTTGTATGGAATGTGAAAATCTATGTTGGATAGGACTGGTGCTGCAATCAAATTCATGGTTACAGAAGCTACAGTATTCGTATGTAGAGCGAGTGAATTCCAAGTTCGTGTGGCGAATATTAGATTGTCTTAGTCGAAAATAAAATATAAAATAGAGGCTACCTGTCCTAATAAGGTGGGTAGCCCTTTCTTTAAATAATAATATTAAATTATGTATAAAATATCTGACTTATATATTGCTGCGTTCTTGAAATCTATATGATTTGAATATACTATTGAAGCTGCTTGAAAAAGATGTTATTTTATTTTTCCAGACGAAGCTAAAAAATCTGTAGAGGAGTTTGTAGTAAACTCAGATAGAAGTAACCATAATGTAAACGCTTCACTATTTATAAACGAAATAAAACAGTTAAAGGCTTACGTAAATAATCTTTAATACTTATAACGGCGTTATAACTCAATGATACAAACTTACAAACCAGGACAGACTGTAAAAATTAACTTTCAATTCTTTGATAATCAACAAGTCCCAGTGAAAATGGATAATGATTTGGTTTTGTTGAATATTGGCGAAGAGGGTAGGCATTCTTGGTATTTGAAAGATGTACCTATGACTTATAACCCACAAACATATTTCTATGAATATGTAGTAGTAGTCCCAGAGAATACACCATTTGGATTATATCCTATGAGTGCAACTTGAACTATACTAACAGTACCACAAACACAAACAAGAGATATAAGAATATGAGGAGGATATATAACAGTAGAAGAACTAAAACACATGTCAGTATGATTTGATTTCAGTAAATACTCAGACGAAGAATTAGAAGAGCTTACTACATTGGCAAAAGATATGATTGATGCTTATTGTGATTATGAACGATGAGTAGAAGTAATTACCCAAAAATGAGAAACTATAGTAGATAATCTAGGAAGAATATATTTGAGATTTAAAAGGAAGCCTGTTATATCAGTAAACTACTTAAGAGTCCGAGTTCCTGCGAGTACGTCTATAGTATTGTTTACAAGATACCTAGATTTATTCCCTGACCAATGATATGCTTACTATCCTATATCAACAGCTTATTGAGCAAGTGCTGTAGGAACATATCCATTATTAGTGTTAGGAACTATGGATAAATTACTGTATGTAGTAGATTATAAAGTAGACCCATTTGTACCTCCTATGGTAAAAAGAGCGTCTGCAATTGTATGTGCTAACTTCTTGAAATCAGACTTCTATAGAACCCAGACTTGAATGCCTTGAACAGTGTGACCAGTGAACATATTTAAGTCAGGAGCGTATTATGTCGGTTTTGATACTAAGAGCCTCTATAAAACTTGAAAATGATATTGAGGTGGTCAGTTTTTGACTCCAGATGTACAAGAAATCTTAGATAGATATAAATATATGAAAAATAACTCTATATTTTAAATTAATACATATAAAATGCTTTGAACTAACAAAAAAGGTGATATAAAAAGGTTATCAGTAGACAAAAAAAGCTACTCAGACCATTTAAAAGATGTAGAGTTCCGTTATGAGCCTATGTTGTATCAGAAATATGATATAAAAGCAAAGCAAATAGCGTTCAAATACTTCTCAGATGTAATAGACTTCAAAATAAACGATAGACTTATACACTGAAATAGACAATTTGTAGTGGCTTGAGCTGCTACATTTGATGATACACTTTGAGCACACATGGAAGTCGTAATGAGAGAGGTATGACCAACAAGTGTACACGAAGTAGTAAAGAGAAAGAAACTAGATACAGTACAAAGCAGTTATGATCCATTACTAGAGGAACGAACAGAATACGGAAAGCAATATGTAGAAGATGAGATATTAGTATTAGTAGATGCTATAGATTTAGCAAGAGGTCATATTATACAAATGCTAGATGCTTGAAAAATAGAACAAGTACAGTATATGATGACAACAGAAATCACAGAGGATATCAAGAAAGAAGATAGATTTATATATAATTGACTTGAATATATTGTAGAATGGATTATACCTCAACCATATCAATTATTAGTTTGACTGAATAAATCTAAAGTTAATTATATTACAAATTAAAAAATATGGCAGACTTTAAATGATTTTTAGAATTCTCAGCGTATCTTAAAGATGCAAGTGCTAATTTAGATAAGATGCTAGATAAGACATTAAAAGAAGTCTGAAAGTACTTAAGAGATAAGATAAAAAGCAAATACTGAGTAAGACAACCTTGACGACCAGCTTGAAGTAGTAATACTCCATTATTAAAGACTTGAGAGCTTAGAAACTCGGTAATGAATAGAAGATTAAATAAGAATACGGAAATAATATATATGAATGAAGTAAAATCTCGATTATGAGCTATACACGAATACTGACAATATATAAAGATGACAGACAAGATGAGGAAGTATTTATTTGCGGTAGTGTTTAAGTGACAAGAGAAAAAAGAGGGGTCAGGTAAAAGACCATGATATATCTATATACCACCTAGACCTATACGGAGATTTATACTAGATCAAGAGGAGTGAAACATAGCAAATATAATAGAAAAAAACTTTATAATATTTAAGTAGTTAATGTTTAAAACTGTCCCAGAGGAAAGATTCAAAAATGATGTACTAAAAACTTGGATAGCATACTTCAAAAATGACCCTGCTTTATCCTGAGTTTCTGTTACTTCAAGAAGACCTGATGTGGATACTACATTGAAATTACCTAATATATTGATAACTAGAATATGAAGTGAGAGCCGAGATTTAATGAGATTGAGTTGATTTCATTGATATCAACCAGCAGAGATACCTGATGCTACAATATGAAGATTAATGTGATATACTATGAATGCTACTTATCAAATTGATATAATAACTAAGACTATCGGAGATATGAATAAATATGTTTGAATAGTTGAGAGAAAGCTTAAATCTTCCACGTCATCTGATGTTTTCGCCGACCTATGATGACCAGTTCAGACAGTAATTCCTGTGTTGGATTTTGTAACGCCTACAGACCCAGAATGAGAAGTGACTGATTTGAAAATTAGATTTAGGTATCATAGAAATGTTGATTGTATAGAAAACACTGCGTTTGATGCTGAGTTACATCAGTACACAATAACAGTAGACTTCCGAGTTCACTATTTGAAAGAATATGAACTTCCTAAGATTAATAAAATAAAAATGTACGAAACTTTATACTAAAATTTTACTTAATAAACACTTAATAAATGTCTAATAACTTAGTCCCAAAGGTGATAATAACAGAGGCTGTACAAAGTCTAGCTGTACCAAGAGACAATCAAGTAGTTATAGGTATGATAGGTACATCAGCAACATGAACAGCAAATACTGTTTACAATATAGCTTCTGTTAGCCAAGCTGACACTATATTCTGAGGTAATTATTCCTATGGTGCAACTCTATGATTAATGATTAGAAGAGCGTTTGCTGAATGAGCCTCTTTGATTAGAGCTGTATCTATTTGACAACCTACAACTGCACTATTATGAAATGATATAATGTCAGCTAATTCTTTGGCTGGTGCTGATACCATTACTGTAGTAAGTACTGCTGGTTTCACTAACTGAAACGAATGTTATATTGGAACAGGACAAACTTATGGTTTTGAAGAAAAAAGAACTATACTTGCTGTGACTCCTACAACTATTCAGTTTACTGCTCCTTTGACTTTCCCTCACTATATCGGTGAAATTGCTCAAGAAGTAACAGCTAAAATTACTACTGATTATGATTTAGCTATACAAGCTATGTTGGAAGATGAACAAAAAACAACTGTAGTATGTGAACTAAATGATAATGCAACAGCAGTAAAATTAGAACAAATGTGTATAGATTCAAGAGATAAATATAATACACCTTGTGTATACTTTAGAGGTGCTGAAGCTACTGATGATGCAACTTCAATAATTGCAAAAGCTCAAGCTCAAAACTCTGATAAAGTTATTATCTGATACCCATTGTTAACTGACTTTAATTGAAAGACTGTAACATCTTGAGAAGCTGCGGCTGCTTTGTGTTGAGCTATTGCTTGAAACTGAGTACCTAAGTTGAATCATAATTTTACAGCGTTTGATTGATTTGGTTGAGTAGTATCTAAAATATCTGATATGGATGCTTTGATATCTGCTTGAGTAACACCAATTGAATTGAAATACAGTTCAATACATATCGTTAGATTAGTTACCACAAGTACTACTACAAATTCTGTACCTGATAAAACTCGACAAGAATGAGCAGTAAGACTTAATGTAGACTTTATCGAAAAAGCGATAACTAAAGTATTGCAACAAAAATTCTTACAGCAAGGTAACACTGCACAAGTAAGAGAAGCTATGAAAGCTGAAGTATCTGCTATGTTACAAAAATATGCAGCAATGGATATTCTAGTAGCTGACACAGCAACAAATACACCAGCGTTCAGAGAACCTGTAGTATCAACTGATCCAAATGACAATACAAAAGTTAATGTTGATGTTGAAATCGCTCCAGGTAAACCATTGAACTTCATATCATTGAACTTCAAAGTATATCTTTAATTTTATATTTTAAATAACCTAATACATAATGGCTAATACAATAAGAAAAGCGGACTTTCAGGATGCTGTAGACGTTGCTTCTTGTACGATTATGGTTAACTGAGTTGAATGGGGATTTGTAACTGGTCTAACAGTAGACTGAAAATCACCAGAAGATTTGATTAACTGCATAAGCGGTACACTAAGAAGAAGAAAACCACTTACAGTAGAACGAAGTGTTGATGCTGCAGTCTTGTATAGTAATATATGAGATTTAAAGAAACTTACAGGTTGATATGACCCAGCTACTACATCAGTAACTCCAGCTGTACTTTTCCAAATCATCGTAACATTCGAAAACCCTGACAAAACTAATCCTGATAACTTAGGACAAATCTTGACAATCAACGAATGTAGAATACAAGACCACACTATCAATGTAACTGAAAGTTCAACATACAAATTTAGTTGAAAAGCTAAAAACTGGACTGTCACTACTAAATAAATTTCTTGGGAGGGTCGAAAGACTCTTCCTTGTTTTATAATATAATATATATAATGAATACAGAACAAATGTCTTTTGCAGATGTAAGGAAAATGAGAAGAGGCACAAACGCTTTTGAAAAATATAATTTTCCTTTCACAGATATTCCTATGGCTATAAGAGTGCTTACTCAAGATGATATTTTGAGAGCGGCTAATAAATGAAGAGAGATAGCAGAGAGAGAACTTACTAACGCTAACGAAAACGAGGTGATAGAATTATCTATGAGAGAATTACTATATAAAGCGGTATTAAAAGTACCAGAAGATTGAGAAGATGTGAATAGTGTAGATTACTTCTTTGCTTCACCTAGTGAGGTTTGAGAGCTTACAGTAGACGAGAAAGACCTACTTATAGAACATTATAACGAAGTTCAAGAAAAATATGCACCACAACAAACATTAAATACACCTGAAGATTTTGATAATCTAATATCAGAACTAAAAAAAAAATCACAAATCGGGATGTCTTTAAGTACCTCCACGCTCAGAAAGCTATTAGAATATATGGTAAAAGATATGAGGACATTACTGAATGACAATGGTACTACATCTATGCCTGTGAACAAATCAAACGCTGACGAGAAGAAGAAGCGTACGAATCTGCCAAAGGTGGGGATAAGTCTGAAACCAAAAAATACGTAGATAAGAAATTCGAGGAGAAACAAAGGATAGTAGAAAAGGCATTAGAGGAATGAAAAAATCCAAAAGAAGAGTTAGACAAACGAATGAAATCTTCATCAAAATAATTATGTAAATTATGGTATCAAAATGATTAGATGTAAAAGTAGCGATTGATGTTAATGCTGCAAAAACAGCGTTAAACTGATTATCTAAGTCCGCAGAGGAACTTAGTAAGCATTTTCAGACTATGAAAGGTACACTTAGTTGAGTCAGTTCATCAGTAAATACATCTGCATCACATTTTAATACACTATGAAATACATCGTCTACAGCTTGAAATAAAATGAAGACAGCATTTTCTGGTGTTAGTTGAGTATTAAGAACAGTATGAAGTAGCGTATTAAATGTTTGAAGACAAGTAATGTGATTTATGAGTATAGTATGAGGTATCTGATTAGTATGAAGTATAGATAATTTAAAATCATTTTCAAAAGAGTTTTCTTTATTACAAGCAACTGCATATCTTAAAGACCCTAAGTCAATTAAAATGATGAAGGACTCTCTTTTTGATTTATCAAATACTACTTGAGATAAGGTAGAAAATATCACTAAATCAATGACACAGCTTTTCTCTACTTGAGTTTGACCAACAGCTGCAGAGTGAACTAAAGCATACAACGACCAGTTAAAAGAAACTATAAAAATACAAGAAATAATTTCTAAAACAGCGATAGGTACAGGCTCAGATTCAGAGGCTATGTGAAATGCTTGATTAGTTTATATCAAAGCGTTCAAGTGAAACGTAAATGACATCATGGATTGGAGGAATGCGATGAGTATGATGTCTGCAACACTTGATACTTGAAGATGAACAATGGAGGAGTATGTTAACCAGTTTTGAAAATTCTGAGAGTTCGCTGAAAGAGCTTCTTTTTCGCAAGCTGCAGCAATGAGTACATTTGCAAAATTAACATTAACACAAACAGTAGATGTAGCAGGTAATTACACTAAAGCATTAACAAGATTTTTCACACAAGGTATAAAACAAGCATTCAATTTTGAAAACCAAATAAAGAGAATTAAAGAAGGTTCAGCTAAAGCATTTTGAGTAACAGATGAGGAATACAAGAGACTTAAGAGCATGACTGGTGCTGATTTTTGAGAGATAATGTATGATAAAAAATCTTGAAAAGCAAGATGAGAGTTAGAATCATTAAAAATGATAGAAGAGAAAACAAAATGAATGGGTAAGTCAGCAAAAAATGCGTTTATTACTGCATTGTCAGGTTGAAGAAGTGAGGTATCACAAGCATTATGAACTTTGTTATGAGATAAAGACTATGTAAAAATACTTACTAAGCTTGATGCTATTGAAAAGAAAATGGCAGACCTTAAAAAGAAAAGAGATTTATGAGAAATATCGGGTGACCAATTTTCTGATGAAATGGATTTACGACAAGAAAAATATAATATAGTTATGTGATGATTTGGTGCGAAACGAGATAAGTTTATGCAAAGTGCTAGAAATAGTATTACAAAAATATGAGATGCGTTATCGCCAGCTTTATGAGTATTCCTTGATATGGCTAGTTGAGCACTATCTTGAAAATGATATGATAAAAACTGAATGGCGGCAGCTTTTGCTGAGGCAAGAGCTAATATAGAATGAATGAATCCTGCATTATGACCAGTGATAGATAAACTAGAATCTATGGCGAATCGATTAATTTCAGATGATGCTACTAAATTTTTTAATAATGCTATTGAATGAGCAACATCTTTAGCAAAATGATTAGGTGATGTTTATAGTATATTTACAGATATATGAAGTATCTTATGACCTATAATAGATATAGTAGCCCCTATACTAAAAATATTATGAATTTGAATGTCTTGATTAACTTCTACAATAAAAAGTAGAGTATGATTTATAAAGGATATAGTAAGTTGAGAGTGATATAATACGGCTAGTGCTAATATGAATAAAATAGATAAAGAAACAGAAAGAAGTACAAATGAAAAATTAAATAACTTTTTTTGAATAGATACAGATAAGAATAAATCTATTTGAAATGCACCAGTAGATTACTTAAAGTGAAAAAACAATATACCTTGAGGTATAAATTTATGAGCATCAGAAACACTAAAAACTAATAGTTTATTATCTGATTTAAATAAAAAACCACAAGCAATAACAAATGTATATATGGATTGAAATTTAGTATCAAGCACAGTATCTGTACCTTGAACTAATAATGTGAGTGTCAATACTACATCAGCTTGAAGTGCTTGAAATTGATTCAATGTTCCAAAGCTAGGTTTTAGTTCTATGTTTAATAAATAATGTTAAATCAGAACAATCAACTTAATATTATACGAAAATGATTTGAGTTCCCACTCTCTATTAAGAGTTTTTCTATTGATGAAAATGCTAAAGTTGCAACATACGAATATGCTTGAATGAATGGAGCTTTGCACGAAAGAGTATTGAATTATAGAGTGATGAATATGTCTTGAACATTCGCAACTGAATCTTGAGTTTATGCTGATAATTTAACACCTGAGCAGTATGTAAAAAAACTATTCTCATTAAATGATAATAAACCTTGACTACTAGTACATCCTTTGCTTTGAACTTTTATGTGTATCATACATAGTCTTAAAGTAAATCAAATATGAGATGAGATTGAATGAGATTCTAATAATGACCCTATACCTAACTTTAGTTATGATGTAGAATTTTGGGAGTTTAGTTTCAGCTGATGGAATAAGAATTTAGATAAACTATATCCAGCAATAAATATAAGACCTGTAAGTGATTACTATACAAAAAAACTAAAATATCCAACTTGTGACTTGCTTTATCAAGCATTAGTAGACTGATATATTGTGGCTTGAAGTGACCCAATAGTTAATGCTGAATGGTTATTGTATGATGCTTGAATAAGAGCTTGTGCATTATGAAGATATACAGCAGTACCTACGGGAGAAAATAATAAAATAAGCCTTACAAACACCAAGAAGAAAACACATACTGTAAAACCTTGAGAAACAGCTTGTGGTATTTGTGAAAAATATGGTATGAGTATAGCACAATTATGAGAAGCTAATAAAACAGCTAGTTGATGAGGTGGTTGATGAAGTTGGGGTACTTCGCCTAATCCATTAGCGAAACCTTGAGTTAAAGTTTGACCTTGGAAATGAGCATTAAATATAAAGACTTGAGATGTTTTAATTATACCACCAGCATCTAACTCTTGAAGTTTTGGTTGATGAACTTTTTGATGAGCTGGTTCTATTTGATGATTTTAAATAAAAAATGACAGATTTACAACTACCTTTAGAGGTACATATCAATTGAAAAAAGAATGATAACTTCAAAGCGTTTGATGTATCTTTTTCACTAGAGAAATTTGTTGATACCTTTAATATAGAGTTTAATAATTATAAATGAATGTCCTCTACTACTGTCCCTGTTTGAGCTTTAGTAGAAATATACTCACAGGGGGTATTAATATTTAGAGGGATAATAGAAAACAAGCAAGTAAAATATGCTAATATATGAAGTACAATGACCTGTTCAGGAAGAGAAGAGATAGTAGTGTTAACAGAGACAGATGTATCACCAAATATATGACCATTTAAAAATTACATAGACAACGATATTATAAAATTATTATTGAAAGATTATAGCCGAGATATGTCGCTTGGGACAGGTAAGAAAATTAAGGAGTACTCTGTTTCAGGTAAAAGTGTAAGGATTGGTCAAGTGATAGAAGATATATGTAAATTCAATGATTTCTTAATATATAAACGCTGAAATACTATTTATAAGAAACCACGACCAGAAGATGAGACTTGATTGAATACCTGACCTCAATATTTCCTTAATGTTGATGACGAGAAATTCTACTTGAATCAAGATAGAATAATGACCGTTGATATATCAGAGGATATTACAGCAGTAAGAAGTATAGTAAATTGATTCACATATACATCAGGGAAATGAAAAGCACAGGCAAAGAGCTGACTAAAAAATACACAGCTTACATCAGGTTCTTACGCAAGTAGGATAAGGAATAGATGTACAATGAGAGGGTACAAACTTAATAGAGTATGAAATGTGCTTACTCCTGCAAAAGATAAAGCTGAATTATGAACGTCTACACTGAATTTATTAAGAGAATCTGATATGAAATGTACACTTACTATTGAATTATTTGGAATTCAGGATATAAAGATACTAGATGTAATTAGAGTTGATATTGAATCAGAAAAAATAGCTCAAAATATGCGGGTAAAGGAGATTAACTATAAATTTGATACCAGTAATAAATCAATAACTAAGATAACAGTAGCTCCATTTATTAAATTATCAAGCTAAGATGAGAATAGAGTATTGAAAAATAACATCAGTATTTAAAGATGACGATAAGTGAGCTCAACTTTGCCACGTTAAATGAATAATAACAAACGCTGAATACCAAAACTGTGAAGTACTTATGCCAAGATGATTAAGTTCTTTACCTAGAATATGAGATGTAGTAGCTATATGTGAAATCTATAACGCTGAGATAGTAGTATTATGAGTATTAGAACAGTTTGACTTAAATTTATTGCCCTGAGAGGCGATGTTGCATTGATGAACACTTAATCAAAGCTGACAAAATAGTTCATATAAAATGCAAGCTAAATTAAAAGTAAATAAAGATAATGAAATAGAGATACAAACACTTGATGTAAATTGAACAGTAAAAGCTAGTGTACTAATACAACAAGACTGACAGATGATAGTAGATTGTACTTGAAAAATAACTTTAAAATCTGATGTAGATATAGAATTGAATGCACCTACTGTTCATGTTGTTTAAATATTAATAAAAATAAATGAAACAAGTTATCCAAAATTGAGATTCGGCTTTATGACACACTGATATACTTTGAAACAATATTACTTGAATGATAAGTAGTAATCATAAGGCTTTCGTGACGGGTGTGTCGGTCTCAAGAAACGCTGACATAGTCTATTTCCCAGCACATCCTCACGCCATAGTATTATGAGTTCCAACAGATTATCGTGACCATAGTGTATGAGTGATAGGAACGGGTAAATTGCAAGTGGGATTTAATTGTGCTTTGGATTGAGATTTAGTACCTGTAGCAGATGAGGCAGGTTGAAACGCAAATATGGTAGCTTCACAATTTAAATTATACTCAAATTAAAAATGGTAGATTCATTAGTTGATAAAGCATTAGTTGGTTGAGATACAATGAGTTTAACAGAAACTTGAGATTTTACTGTTGTACTTTGAGATGAGAATATCTTACAGGCGGCACAAAATAGGGTAAAATCATTAACAGAATCTTGGAAATTTGACGATAGTTTTGGGAGTGAATTATTAGCTATTATGAAAACCACACCTGTACAAAAAGTCACTGATAGTCAAATGAGTTCTTATGTAAACCATTCACTATTACCTATGATACAAGATTGAAGAATACAAACTATTGATTCAGTTAAAATTATAGATAGAGTTGATACAACTATATATGTTGAGGTTATAATGACATTATGAACTTTCTCTGGTACTATAGTTGTTGAAGTCACAAATTTTATAAGTTAAAAAACTCGGGATATGCTAGTTACTACAAAATCAATGCAAGATTGGATTGATATACAATTACAAAAATGGAAAGAAGTAGAACCTAATATAAATATCAGTACTGATAGTATGGTCTATATGGATGCTGCGGCTTATGCGGAAGTTGCTTACTTACTACAATATGATATGGTGACTTTGATAAATAACGCATTTCTTGCTTATGCAAATTGAGATGAGCTTTCTAATTTATGAAAAGATAGATGAGTAGTAAGATTAGTTTCTACAGCTTCTAAATGACGAGTTACTTTTTGAAGGTCAACAAAGGCTACAACTAACTATACAATAGACCAATGAACACTAGTATCAACACAACCTATTTGATTAGACTGAAAAGTAGTATCTTATTATACAATAAACGAAGCCATATTATTTTGAAGTATATCTACTCCACCAGCTCCAGTATACACAACACAAACTACTTGAGGACTTATACCAGACTGAACTTACAGATATAAAATAACAGCTATTACTTGAGATAATGTAGAAACAGATGCTTCACCTGAATTATCAGTAACAATTTCTAACTGATTGACTACAAATGTAATATCTTTAACTTGGGCATCAGTACCTAACTCTATTTGATATAATGTGTATATTTACAATGGTTCAGATTTCGTGTTTCTACACGCTACAGTATGACCGTCTTATATTGATACAGTAGGAAGTTCTATACAAACACAAACACCACCGGCTACAAATGAAACAGGTTGAACTGAGGTAATGATACCAGTAGAATGTACATCAGGTTGAGGGTTCTGAAATACAGCACCAAACACTATAGTAGAATTTATAAATAAACCAGTTTGAGTAGAATATGTAACAAATACAGCAGAAACAACAGGTGGAAGTGACGAAGAAGATGACGAAACTTATAGAGAAAGAATTTCAGAGGTATTGAGTACAAACACTTGAAAAGTTACAATATCTTGATATAGTCAGACTTGTCAAGCTGTTCCATGAGTAGCTACAGCTACCGTGACTATACCTACTTGAGGAGCTTTCAGAAACGAAATAGAGATAGTAATTACATCTTCTAGTGGTAGCTGAATACCTGATGCACAATTACTAGCTGATGTATTAGCAACAGTAACTAGAGATGAAAATAGAGCACCTTGCGACAATATTACAGTAGTCGCACCAGCTACACAAGATATTGATTATGATATAACTATAATAACTTACGATACAGGATATTCACAAGCATATTTAATTACAGCTATACAGGATTCAATAACAAATTATTTTAAATCTATTCCAGTATGATGAGTAGTCTATAAAGTAGGTATTGAGAACGCGATTCATGATACGCTTGGGGTTATAGATTATACATTAAATTCTCCAATTGTCAACACAAACCTACCTGTAAACGCAATGGCGGTAACTTGAACTGCAGTAATAACATTTTTATAATTAAATACTAAAATGCCAGTACTAACAACGGATGAAAGAAACCTATTAGACTACCTACAATCAGTATACCCTACTTGATTGAGGTTTATGGCGTTTGAAGAAAATAGCCTTACTTGGAATTATGATTATGTTAGGGTGTTTGCTATTTCTAATCTATTTACTTGAATAAAAGATGCTGTATTAAGATTGGAGGCTACCACATCAGATGTGGATTGAATATTAGAACGAGAAACTTTCCTTAAAATACCAGTTAATCCAACATTAAGTTTGGAAGTTAGAAGAGCCAGAGTTTTGTCAAAATTATCAGGTAACCCTGCAACTATAGCAAACATAAGAACAGTAATAGAAAGTTTCACTTGAGGTTGACCAGATACATATAAACTTATAGAACTTTGGACAGAAACACCATTTGATGTTGATGATACTTGGACTTATTTTGTAGATTTGTATGACCCTAGCCCTACACTTGATGTTGCTTGATTAATAACTATCCTTAATGAAGTACATCCAGCACATTGTACATTAGCTATATGAAGAACAAAACCAGTTAAAGATGCTATAGGTATAAAAGCAGAACTATCATCATCTAACAATAACGCATTTATTTGGGCTATTGATTGAGTACCTGCTCCTACAGATGTTATTTGGTTCTGATGAAGCTATATTGATTGAGGTTACTGGAGCTAATTTTATATTATATATTGCAAATATGAGAAATTTGTTTACAATCTCGAACAAGGTAAAAATTATTTTGGAAAGCGAGAACTGAGAAAAAAAAGAGTACGAATATCCAAATATAACCTGTTTAAAGGGTAGGTCTAGTATAGCAAGAAGATTAGTTGATAATACAACAGCTGATTTATGATTTGCTAAGTATATCGCTATAGGCGATAGTGTAATCCCTGCAGCAGAAAGTGATATAGCTCTTTGAAATGAGATACAAAGACAACCTATAAAAGTAGCTGATACAGTACTTACAGATAATGTAGTTAAAGTATACGCTAGATTTCCTATAGGTTTTGCTTGAACTTTTAATGAGGCTTGATTATTTTTAGATAGTACAGCTACAGGAATAAACGGAAGTGGAAGTCTATTAGCTCACTCAATATTCGCAGTACCAGTAGTAAAATTAACAACAGAGGTTCTTACAATAGAACGAACTGTATCAGTAGTAAATGTTATAATTTAATTTCTAAAATTATGTAAAAAATGAGAACAATACCTGTCATACCTTGATTAGACATAGCAACCGCTAGGCAATATAATTTATTAAGAGAAGATGCAAGAGCAGCTTCATATTTTCTAGCTCGTGAAAGTTTATTTGTAGATTTAAACTTAACTCTTGAAGAATGATTTTTTTATACAGATACTTGAGTTAGATTAGATATATCAACACAAGTTGTATGACCATTTGTAGCTCCTGTAGTAAACGAGAGAATAGATTTAATAAGTATAAATGCTTTATGAGTCGTAGTTGTAACTCCTTGAGTTGAGGCTGGTTCTCCAGTTGAGCCAACATTACCAACAGGAAATTTACCTGTAGCTGCGATTTATTTCAGACAAAATTCTACAGCAATATATGATAAAGTAAATGATACAGGAACAGATGCTTATATAATGGATAGAAGAATGTTCTTAAATATGTGATGAGGAGGTTGAAGTTGAAATGGGACAAAGTTTGTAGATATAATTTTTGATGACAATGCAAATGACTTACCAGCAACAACTGCAACTTTAATTGATTGAGAAACAGTTTTAGACTGACGATTATGCTATGTTAAAGATTGTTCGGATTGATTAAAAATCTGAAATATTTATTCGGCAACAGTTGTAGCTTGAAATATTACTTGGAATTTTGTTGAAACAATACCTGCTTGAACTTGGATATATTCTGATAACTGAGCAATATATAATAATACTACAATAATCTGATGAGATACTACAGTTGTAAATATTAACAATTTTATAGTAAATAGTTGATGAACAATAGTTGTAAATGGCTCTTATGTTTCAGAAGACTTTACTTTTACAGGAGCTGAAAATAGTTATACACTTTCAGAAACACCAATAGATTGAAACTCTATCTTAATATTTGTAGATTGAGAATTACCTAGATTATTATGAGTTTGAAAAGATTATACCGTTGCAGGAAAAGATATAAACTTTACTTACACTCCTGATGCTAATACATTTATGCAGTTTAAATTCTTGAAAGCATTAAGCACGACTCAACAACAGAGTTTGTATTGATTTAAAACTATTACTTGAGTATTGACAGCTTGATTAACTACAATAATAAACGATACTGATATACTAGCAACAAGTCCTTTCAATGTATATTTTGATTGAGCTAATCCTCCAGCTTGAAATGTAACTTGAGTTGCAACTGCTTGAACAATTACTTTAACAAGTACGGCAGTAGAAACTTGAGGACAACCATATACTATAGTATTATTTGCTAGTCAGACACAGAACTTCTTGAGTCCTACTTGATTAGATACATCTGTAATATACACATCTTCTCCATTTAATTGAACAGGCTCTCCTATAGTTATAACACATAATCTTAATGTTACAGAAGCTGATGTAGAAGCATGAAGATATACATTAATGTTTACATATACATATTGATGATCTTGACGAAGTTGATTAGTTATAAAAACTACTACTTGAGCAGTAGACTGAATTAATTTTTGGTTAGCTACTAATCCTGCTCAAATTGATTATTTTCATCGACAAGCAAATACTGTAACAACAACAAATGTATGAGTATTATTTACAAATATAAGAGTTAGGATAAAACAAAACCGATAATAATATTCCATCATCGTTTCCGGTGACGGACTTTATATAATAAACTTTTAAAATAAATGAGTACAAAAGGAATAGTATCAAACTTTGAAGATGCTGATTTAATAGATACTAACATAAAAGACGGAGTAGATATATTTGGGGTAGTTTGAAGTCTTTCTAGTTGACCAAACTTACCATCAATACCTTGAAATTTTTTATGAGAAGAAGAGGCACTATACTGACCTAATACCACATTTGGATTAAATGGTACTGTTGTTAGAGCTAACTGAAATTTTTATTGTTTTTGAATGAATTGAAGTGCTACTCTAAGATGATTGATAATTTTTAAAGTAAACTGAATAACATGAGCATCAAGTATGATATATTACGCACCGTCTGTATTACCGGCTAGTTCTAGTTTTTCGAGTGTATATCTTGATTGAGATATTATATATTATAATTCTACATCTTGATGAGTACAATTAAATTCACTTACAGATGTAGTGACTTGATGATGATGAACGACTTGAACACTAATAACTAATCCTTTAGTATTCTGATGAAATAATTATATTTACTGAACAAGAATAGCGTATCGACATCCATATAGACTATTACAATGATTACTTTCAATCTCTTAAATTTAATTCCTTAAAAATAAACCTATGCCTACAAAACTAAAATAAATAATAAATCGGTTTCTCGACGGAGAGTAATAGGATAAGAAGGTTATAGCTCTTATCCTCCCAGTAAATATATTTTATACTATAACTATAAATAATTATGTTTAAACCCATTTATGTATTATGAAAAAAGTTTAATTATTTAACTTGTATAGAAGAGTGATACAGAGTGAAAGAAGATAAGTTTCTATATGTAGATTGTGTATGTGATTGTGGTAGAAAAATTACAATAAGGAAGTGAATATTTATGCATTGAAGAAAACAATCTTGTTGAGAATGTGAATACACTAAATATAAAAAACATTGAATGACTCATAATCCTTTTTATCGTATATATAATAGTATGGTACAAAGGTGTAGTGATAGTAACAATAAAGAATATAAATGATATTGATGAAGATGAATAAAGATGCTACGAACATCATTTGAAGAATTTAAAAATGATATGTATGAAAGTTATTTAGAACATAAAAAGAATAATTCTTATACATCTATAGACCGTATAGATAATAACTGAAATTATTGCAAAGAAAATTGTAGACGAGCCACTAATATAGAACAATGAAATAATAAAAGAACTACTAATATATTAACTTATAATTGAATTACAAAAACTATGATAGACCGATGAAAACAATATTGATTAACAAGTAGGATAATAGCCAGAAGAATTAAATATTATTGACGAACAATAGAGAGAGCATTAAATGAAAAACTAAATATAAATTTTACCCCTAAAACTAATAAAAAATGCCAAAGACCACTTTAAAAGCAAGATGAATAGACCTAAATACTCCAGTAGTATGAGAGGCTCTTATATACCAATGACCTGATACTCCTATGACTACACAAGAATTGCCTTGAATTTGATGAACTGATATATGAATTGTTGCGTGAACCACATATAGTGTAGCACAAAAAGATATTGTTACAGTTGGTAGTCCGGTTGTAAATAATACATCTTGATGAACTGTATGAGTATGAAGTGCTAGTTATATAATAAATAAAGCGGGTACATATAGATTTAAAGTACAAGCTTCAATTACCGTTACTGGAAGTCAAAATGATGCTTGAATATTAAGACAAGTTCTTGGTGATGATAATATTTATTTTAAGAAAAACTGAGCAAATACTTGAGCTTTATTCAATATCTGAAAATCTATCGCTGCTCCTTGATGAGGAACAGAAACACAAACATTTTCAATTACTAGAGATATTTCTTGTGCTGCAACAGATACTATTTCATTTGATACTAATTTATATAATAATTTTTGAATATCACAAGTAGATTACTTAAATATATCAGCTACACGAGATACAGCATTAGTTAATCCTTTAGTTTAATAATATAGTTTAAAATGGTGTGTAAAGGTAAAAAGAAAACTTGAGATATAGTGAGAATGGCGACTATACCAACTCTTTGAAGTGTTAATAGCTCAACCATAACATTAACAATAACTTCATAATATAATTCTATTGCAAAAATAATAAAATAAGTTATAATACGCACAATTTATATAGAGCTTCTTTTGAGAGCCAGCGAACTTTAATGTTATGTTGGCTTTTTTATAAATTTAAATACTTTACAAATGGAAAAATTACTACCAGTATTGTTATCACATTTTTTGAATCTTGACTATAAAATCCATTGTTTACATACTGATTGCCGTGGCGAAGGCTTCATTTCCATACATCCTTTTTTAAATGAAGTTTATAGTTTCTTCTGAAATGATGCCGTAGACTGGATTAAAGAAAGATGTAATATCCTTTGATATAAAACACCTTGTAATCTAAAAGAAGCTATCGCTTGAAGTTCAATAGAACAACTTGATTCAGTTCCAGAAATTAGAGTTTGATTAGAAATAGTATATAATGATTTAATGTTTATGGAATGAGTATTAAAAACTATGGTAAAAGTTTCTTGAGAAGAAATGGACTTAGTTACTCAAAATAAACTTATTGATTACCTTGATGTAATCTGAAAATTAAGACGAAAAGCTCAATACGAGTTAGGTAAATAAATTTTAACTTATAATGACATTATAATAATGGCAGACATTACTTTACAAGCTGTGAATAATTTAAAAGTTACTGATGGTTCTGATTCAGTAGCGGTATTAAATAAATCTATAACTATTATAGACCAGAAAGAGTACACTAGAAATAAAGAAATACTTAATCCTGCAGCAATACCAGTACCTTTCACACTAGATTATTCAGGTATAACTACTCCTAAATATATTAAACTATTCGCAGATTGATTTGTTAATTTGACTATATGAGCTGTAGTTATAACTAATGTAACATCTTTTGAATTTAACGGGGATGTACCTACTATAATTGTAACTAATACCTCAACTACTGATAAGGTAGTAATTGATTATGTAGTTTTAGGTAGCTAATTTATTTTCTAAAAATAACTAATATGCAAGGAATATATCCAGATTTCAATCAGATGTGATGAGCACCAGTAGATATGAAAATATATCGTAACTGACCAGATGAAACTTATTACTGTATGGCTTTAACTTGAACTGCATTAGCACTTACAGATGCTAAGTTTAAGATTATGAGAAAGATTAGTGTTGGTTGAAGCACAGATTCTATATCACACGCTTTCAATGCAATAACTTGAAAAGGAGGACATAAGTATGAATTACCCGCTACAGACTTGGCAGTAGTCCAAAGCTACACCTACAATATATAAATTATCTTTGGGGCTTAGCGGCTTAATGTGAGTAAGTATGTAAAGGATATTAACTCTCCCAAATATATTATCATACCTTTACTATGTAAATATTTAATTATGAAAGAAAATTTAATTTGAAAGAACTTTTGAAGATTAACTGTTATTGAGGATATGTGATTTATAAACAAGAGTCACTATCTAAAATGTAAGTGTATGTGCGGCAAAGAGAAGGTAATACAACAATCATCTTTAATATGTATAAATATACTTACAATATTGCATAATTTTACTTAAAATAAATACTTAAAAATGGTAGATTATGATTTTGAGCCAAATCCTATTTCAGGAATGTTAGACTTAGTTCCTTGAACTGGATGAACCACAACCCCACCAAGTGTGACTTTATCGTCACCACAAGCTTGAGATTATGAAGTATGAGATATTGTAAATGTTATTCTCAATGCTACTTTTGTTAAATGAACAAATAATATAGTTTCCTTGGATTATAGAAAAAATATGGTAAATATGGCTACTCATCTTGTTTGACCTGCTGGTTGAACAGACAATTATACTGATGTATGATTGACAAGTAATGTTGTATGAAGTACCTTCTCTTATACTGCAAGAGTAGTTGATGATACAGCACTTTCAGGAGTATCAAATACAGTTCTTGTTAGATTTGTTTCATTATTCTACCGAGGCTCTAATCCAGCAACAACTATAAATGATGTTCAGATTGAAGCACTAGCAAATGTTAATATGCAGAATCAATTTGTTTGAGTATATCCGTTTTGATTAGCTTTATGAAATTATAAATATTTTGCATATCCTGCTTCGTTCTGAAATATAGCTGACCCAACATCTGACATAAAAGATGTTTGAACTTGATTCCCTGTTCCCTTTCAGAAACAATTATGAACAGTTAATGTGACTAACTCTTTCTGAGTAGTATTGCCTTATAATGTTTATAGAAGTGTAAATATTTTGGGAGGAATACAAAATCTAAGAATCGTTTAATTTATTTAAAAATATTCTAAATGGCAATACCTGAACAAATACCTCTATCTGGTAATCCCTGAATAGATTGATGAGTTAGAATGGGATGACGAGTAGCTCCAACAGACTATTCAGACCCTTTTCCAACGCACCTTGATATCCTAGGAAAATGATGATATCAGAGTCACAAGACTATAATTGATAGGGATTTGATAATAACAGACAGAAGGAGTCGATGAATGCTTGTGTATGTTTGGGACGATGTTACTCCAACAAATAATTGAGCTTATGAATTGAAAAGAGGTTATTTTGATACTGATATAAACAACAATCTTAATCGGAAATTTTCAGATAATGTTTCACAGTTTACTTCAACAAAACAAACAATACTTTCAGTAACTTGAAATATTGTATCAGGAACTTCATTAGATGTTACTGCAAGTTGAGTTGGATATACATTGTCAGGAGATGTTTGAGATTTGTGAGTATCAATACCATTATTTAACTGATGAATCAAATATAGAATTTACTGTTCTTGATTAGAACTAACAAAATGAGTTTATACTAATCGAGTAGACCAAACGCATCTATCTTTAACAATAGATGTAAATGCTGGTGATGTTATCACTATTTTATCCTAATTACTTTTATAAACTATGGCTTGAGTAACAAACGCACTTCATATTGACTTAAAAAGAAGTCAAGCAATTGGAAACAAAGGACTTTACGACACACTCCACAACTTGATGCAAAAAATGGAAGTTGCAAGAGGTGTTCTTTTAGATGCTGATTTGGCAGTTAATGCCCAGTACACACTTGTAGATTCTACAATGTTTGCAGGTACAATTGCTTTATGATTAGCTACAACACAAGACAACGGTTGAGTATTCGCAACTGCGTTAGCAGGAGCAGTAGGTACAGCTAGTACAAATAATACAGCAGATTCTTATGGTAATGTACTGAATATGGTTGAATTGGTTGATTGAGTAACTCGTGACCCTATTATTGATTTTACTACAGGAAGAAAAGTTTACTGATTGATGCAAGCTGCTAGTACAGCTGTTGATTGAGATGCAGTAGGATGAGCTGGTACAGAAAATTTACAAGTTTCATTCGTTGTAGTTCTTGAAGATGGTGCAGTACAATTAGTGACATTGAATCAGACAGTTGATTTCGCTGTGAATAGAGTTTACGCTTTGAAAAACGAAGCAGTAATATCTATGAAAGATGGTTTCAAAGGAAGACCAGATGTTATCAAACCTGAAACTGTAGAACCACTTGTAAGAAAATACGAAGTAACTGCTGCTTATGTAGCTAGTGAAGTTATTGATATTACTACTGGTGCTTGAGCAACAGCTTGAACGGCTACTGTGACTGGAGATACTGTTAATACACTTGGAACATCTTGAGCTGATTTCAATGATAACAACCTAAGAGTAGTTACATTGGTTTGAGTATGAGCTGTGACAAAATGAACTTATGCTATACGAGATACTGCTACAACTTTTCATTTTTCAGAACCTCTCTCTATTTGAGATAGATTTGAAATACAAGTTGAAAGCAACAACTAAAAACATTGGGAGGTTAATCCCTCCCTTGTTTCTTATATTTAATGCTAAGGTATTGGGTATAAGAAACAAATTTATCCTATAATGTATGTAAACTATGAGTGGTATCACAAATCAGCAACATATCAGAAACTGGAAATATAACCTACTTTCAGATTTGCAGTCAGCTATAAATCTTACTGATTGAGATAGAAGTTTTGTATTTGAAAATAATTCAGAGTATTACTTTGATAGTAATGCTTGAAACTTAGCTGTTGATTGAGATTTATTTTTGGATACTTGATTAGGTTGACTTACAAGATGGATAAAGAAAATACCTGAGAATGTTATTTCAGATGTAACTGTAGATACTCTTTTAGCTGTTTGAAAAGGAGTAGTACGAAATAAGGATACACAAGTGTATGAAGAACCTTTCAATAAAACACAAGTAGTTTGATTAAAAATTTGAGATAATAAAGTTCTTACTAAATGAAAAGTAGAAGCTTCATCACGATGACTTACAGAGAATGAATACTATTTTGATAACCTTTGAAATTTAACAACAACTAGAACATCAGTATATGCTTGAGAGTATCACGCAGACTGATTTTTTACTCTTGATATTCAATTAGAGAACTGAGCTAGTATGTGAGGTTTTAAATCTACTGATTTGATACATTGAGAGGTAGTTAGTAATATAGTAGCCTGATTGGATTTCAGATGAGCTGAAACTATATTTCATAACGGAGATTATTTCTTGTATGGATATTCACAGGATATGACTACTGATGGTTTAATTCTACAGAGAATAAGCTGAATAGATTATTCTGTTCAACGAACGAAAAAAATATCTACAGTGTGAGCTGATTTGTCAGCTAAAGCTATAGCATCAGATTGAAGTTATTTATACTTAGCTTGGACAAAAACATCTGTATGACAAAGTTGAGTAACGAAAGTAGATAATTTTTGAAATGTAGTTGAAACACAATTTTATGAGATAAGTGGAGTAGATGTATCAGATGTATTTTCTTTAAAATACTCAAATAACTTATTGATACTAACTTGATTTTCTAATTGAGAATGTGTTGTTTTGAAATTGAACACAGCAGACTTATCTATTGGATACCAAAGGCAATATGTAAATGTTGATTTTTATGATAGTGTAAGTTATAATGTTGCTTGAACAGATTATATTGCGTTGGTTTGAAGATTCGACTGATGAATGTGTAATATTACCGTTGTAGATTGAGCATTTAATACAGTATGACTCACAAACTTTTGATTTAATGGATATGTAAAAAGTATAAAAGTATACAATGATTTATGAGTAAATAGACTTATAGTAACTTGAACGCATAACTGATATGCTATGTGTGCTGTATTCAATACAGACTGAGCATTTTTTGCTCCGATGGTGTATGATAACCTAGCTCCAACAGTAGATATGAATAATATCACACAAATATCTGCAACAGAATTTATCATAACTTGAAGACACCCAAATAATACTGCTTGATGATATGCAAGAGTAACAATATCTTGAGTAAGTATATTGTCTATGCACTTCGACCAAAGCTTAACAGCGAGTGCTTCTCAGACAACAATATTCTGATGCTCTAATGATTGAACACACTTATTTTGTTCTTGAGTAGGTTCTTCATCTAATTTTGAATTTTTCGTATATAATATTATTGATTTAACTTATGTATGAAGTAGACAAACAGCAGACTGAATATTTGTTGCAGACCGTCTAAATTATGATGCTACTGGTTCAGATTCTACTCGAACATCTCCTTGAATTACATCAAATACTGTGGTTTCTGGTAATTGATGACTTGTATTTATTTCCTCTGATTTACCAACAACACTATACGAGGAGTTTATATTAACAAGTGTAACACCTTCTTTCAGAGAGGCTATTCACTATACAAGTTTAGCTATTCCTACTGCTGATTATGATGCCGTAGATACAGCTTTAATTTGAAGATTCTTTAATGTATGAGATATTATAACTTTTGGAACACTAAAATATATTTGTACTGATAATTCAGTTTGAGCAGCAGTACGAGAATCTTTTGCAACACCTGCAACAAAATATGCAACTGTAAAAGTGACTTGTAGTTGAGATACCTGATTAGTACCTTGAGATTTTTTTACCTGACAAGATATTGATTGAGTTACTACTACAGCGGGGGACATTATTTTGTACTACAATCCACTTGCTTGATATGAAACAGAAGCGTGAATATGGATTGCTTGAGCAACACCATCATCTGCAGTAAGAGCTAGTAATATGTTAGCTTGAAGTGATGCAAACTGATTTATTATTTCAGTTGAAGAATGAACTATAAATGCAAATAAAATATTTCATACAATGTGAAATACTACAGCTATTGTATGAACTGATAATATAGATTTTGAAGAAGTTATGGAACTTAAAAACCTATCTGATACAAATATTGATAATATCTATACAGGTTGGTATATGCCAACAATGTTAGAACTTGCTGATATGTATAATGAACTTGTTGTAAACTTTTGAAATGTAGCGTGATTCCAATATGATTGGTATCGAAGTTCAGAAGAATCAAGTGATAGTAATGCTCTCGCTTATCGAATGGATTGAGGCTGACCTACAGTAGGTTCAAAAAATAATGTTATGAATGTAAGACCAGTTAGAACTTTTACTTCTCTAACTCCTTACGCAATTTGAGATGTATGACCTTCTTGAGGTTGGATTTTTCATATAAACGGAAATTCATATCACGAAGCAGCACCTACAGATTTACCCTCTCAGGTATATTGGAGTACAAATTCTGTACTGGTTTGAACTACTTCAGGATACTTTGACTGACCAGCGAATACAGCATTGATTGCAGTAAATAGTCCAATAAATGGATGATTAGATTGTATAAACTTTATAGTTTGATTGAAAGATAATGATTTTCTTAGATATAATGCAGCCTCTTGAAAATGGGAAAACGAATTTGTCACTTTTGATGAAACAATAGTAACTCTGACTGCTGGAAGTCAAACCCTTGATAGAACAATGTGAAATGTATTTGTTATGGATTGCTGAAATAGTTCATACAGTGTAATGTTATGGATACCTAATGATAATGAAAAAGTAGTTATAATAAATGATACCTATTATACAAATATTTGACAAATATTACTAGAAACACCTGCTGATTGACAGATAGATTATATTTTTCCAAAGCAAGGTAGGACTTATTATTGAAAGAATTGAAACTGGATATGAGCTTGAGCTAATGAGTCTAATACTAGTATTTATTGAGCTTGAAATAGAAGTCAGGTAACTTGAAACTGAGCGACTTGAGTATGACCACAATGTGAGTCAAGAAACACAGAATCCACCGCATTTTGATATAGAGCAAAAGCTTTTTGACAATACTGAACAGCTCTTGGTGCTTGAAATAGAGCAGATTGATTTGGTACAGTTATATTATGAGCATACACAGAAGATAAAAACAATGCTTACTGAATTACAATTTGATATAAATCGCACAACAGAGCTTGAGAAGGAGGTATATTCCGAGGTAATGATAATGATTTTTCAGACAATAGATATTGATGTGCTATAAATGAACGACATAGAGAAGTAAATTCAGCAGCACAAACAGAAATATTTTTAAGAGGTAATACAGCTGGAAACTCAAGTTTATCAATAGTGTTTCCGGAATGTGTTGTTTGATTTGATGCTATAGCGATTGCTAAAAATGCAACAGGAACACTTTGTAAAATATGGAAATTAGAATGAGCATTTACAAAGAATGCTTCAAATATTGCTAGAATAGTTTGATGAGCAATAAACAAAACTGTAGTTGCTTTTGATGCTTGAACTGAAACACGAGATGTAAATCCTACAGTAAACTGATTAAACTGAATATTGTATATGTATGTTACTTGAACAGCCGAACCAATTAGATGGAGAGTAGAAGCAAAAATGCCTCAAATAATACCTTGATAATATTTTATTTTCTTACAATTTTATAAAATGGCTCTAGTAAATAGTAATTGACAGTATTTAAAAATCAACTCTGTAAACCCAATGTTGAAAAATATTTCTTGGGAAATTTACAAAAATGCAGAAATGAGAAATTCAGAACTTGATGAATTTTCAAAACCTGTATATTGAAGCATAAGTGCTAATATTGATTTGAATACTGCTGTTGATTCTACAAAAAATCTTGAGGAAAATTTAAAAACTATTGGTTACAAATATTTGAAATCAGATAGTTTTAATGGTTGGGTAGATGCTTAGTTTTATTCTTAAAATAGACCTTAATGAAAATAGTCAAACAAATCAAAGACCATAATTTAATTGATGTATTTTATATATCAGAGATAGTAAAGTTTGATTGAGAACTTTATGATGTTTTGACAACCACAAATGTAGGAGATACCCCAATAAATGCCCCCACTAAATTTTCTATTTTTTCCCCTCCTACTTTTAATAGTAGCCAAAGAGTTACTTTATTGGCTTGAGTTGATAAAATCATAGTACATACTTTTAACACACCTAATGTTATTATATCAATAGTTGATAGTGATTGAAAAGAAGTTGATATGGAAATCAAATATTTTACTAATACTTGATTTACTATAAATAGCTTAGTGTCTTGAAATTACATAGTTAACATAACAAAGATAAATAAACTACCTATATGATTGTATATTTGATGAACTAACTGATTATACGATGTAAATCCTGACTCAATGACAGTAACCAGAACTAAATCATTATGATGAAGTGCTAGTATGGCTAAATTTCTTGATTGATATATTTATGTTTCAGATAGAACAACACCCGACTTACACAAATTAGATATAGAGACATTAACAGACCAAGTTTGAAGTCCGTTAGCTGTTAGTAATAGTTGATATATAGCTACTGATTATAATGTTATTTATGCACTAAATTGAACTTGAAACCTTATGACTAAGGTAAATAAAAGTTTATGAATAGTAGCAACATTAAATCCTTGAGTATATCCAGTATGAGTAAGTTTTGATTACGATAGATGATTATGATATGTTTCTTGTTATACTTGAAACTATTTGAGAGAAATAGATTTGAATACATTTCTATTGACTTGAAGAAGTGTGTCTTGACCATCAACTTTTCTATGGTGAAATTGTCTTGTTTGAACTAATTGTTATGTAACAGATTATAAAAACTGATGATGACTTATAAAGGTTGATACAATAACAATGACACAAACTTGAACTATAGCTACTTGAAATACATCTTGACATCCTAGATACTATGAATGATATATCTATTTAACTAACTATTGAAGTAATACAGTTTCAAAAATAGACCCTATAACAGATACAGTAGTTTGAACGCTAGTCTGAATAACTTGACCGCGAGCTTTAACTTTCTACGCAGGTAAATTGTATGTTATATCATACACTAATTCTATATTGTATGAAGCTGATAAAGATACAATGACTTTAACTTGAAGAAGCGTAGCAGTAGCCACAAGTCCTACCTGGATTGAAACTATTTAATTTTTTAAACAATTATAAAATGACAAGAGTTTATATTAAAGATTGAGAGATATTAAAAATGGTATCAAATGATGCTATAGAACGCGAGTGAATACCTGAATGAAGTAGTTTTATTGATTGAGAGTTTGATTTATGAAAACTATATAAATTAGTAGATGGAACTGTTGTAGAGTTATCTTCTCAAGAACTACAAAATTTACAAGATTTAGAGAATGCTTTATTTAATAATATCTAATAATGATTAAAAATTATGTTTCACAAATAAATCCTAAATTTAATAAAACATTAGATAGTAGGTTATATGTAAGCTCTATAGCTGAAAGAAATCTATTAAGTAATAGATATTGGGGAATGATTGTAACTGATAGTGTGACAAAAATTGAATATCAACTTATAGATAATTGAAGTTGAAATTTATTAGATAACACTAATTGGACTTCATTATCAACTACAGAACAACAGATTATACCAGCTATAAATGAATTACTATCTATTATACCTAGTGTAGTAGATGTCACTTATGCTGAACTACAAACTTTAATAAGTACATCTGCACTTATTCCTTGAAATAAATATAAACTTACTGACTATCAAACAATAGGTAAATTTGCGAATGTTCAAGAATATTTTCAATGAGCAGTAGAAGAACTTGTTATTACAGCTATTGATATAAATAAAATAGATAATAAAGTAGAATCAGTATCAAGACCTAACGATGAAATATACTACGATTACACTAATAACATTATTTACTGAGCTGATCTGTATTCTGAATGGTACACTTGAGCATCAAGTTGAGATTTCACAACAAGTAATGTGACAAGTAATACTTTCACAGTAGATCTACTCCCTGCATTTGATGGTGGTGGTGAAATTTATTGAGAAGATTATTATGGTAGTAGTTTTACTATTGATTCAAGTTCTATTATTTGAGTAGATTATCTTTTAACAAACCTTTGAGGTGGAGAATATCAGTTTCAAGTATTGAATTTTGCTCCATGATATAAATATTCTGAAAATGATAACGGAACACAAATTTGAAATTTTAACATAAACTTTACTTGACCTACAAAAATAACTATTGATTATGATATTATATGAGTAAATCCTCTTAGCCGAAATGCTAATGCTAGTGACTGAGTAAATTCTGTTTATGTAGATAACGGTTCAACAGCTTGAGTAAATTATAATTATACTGACTTGTGATGATGAGTTTTTGAAATAGAGTTTTTGGATGAACCATTACTAGATTTGACTTGACCATCTTTTTATTCTCGTGTTCAGTGAAGAGCTGATGCTTTGTTTTTAGACTCACTTGATTATTCTTATATCTATTCTGAGTTCAGCACAGCCTTAGCTTCAAGACCTTGAATTATAACAAGAAGAATAGACACAGAAAGAAATATAGATACTGACTTTGATTTCGTAGAACAAAAAACAAGATTATATAAACCTGATATGACTTGATTATCGTATGATCCATTAAATAATTATAAATGATATGATATAGTTAATCTTAATGCCCAAAACTTTGTTAATACTCCAACAGAATTTAATTGAGATATATATGTGAATAACAGCACTACAAATAATTCACTAGATCCGTCTTCATGAGCAACACGACAATCTACTGTTTTCAATATAAACACTAATTCTCTTTTTGATTTTAATTGATTGTCTATTTGATGAGTATTTATCCCAGCTTTAGCGGTTGATTATATAGATGAGTTTGTATTCAATCCTTGAAATACATATTCTAATGTCAAAATAACATGAACTACCACATTTGATAATTGAGCAATAATATTTATTTCATGATCTAACAACATAAATATAGATGGTACTTCATCAACGTATTTAGAAAGTTGTACAGATGTAAGTATTAAATGAGGTAATTGAATATATATGTATAACTCTAACAATATAAAGCTATCTTGAGCTATTACTAGTATATTTAATGGTTGTTCTATTATGGATATTAACACAATATACTCTTCAATATTAACTAGTTCTGGCTATATTACTTGAAATTCTTTAATTAATATAAGACTAAACTCTTGTGCTAACTTTAGCTTCAGCAATAATGATATTTATATTTATGTTTCAGGTTGAAATAGTTTTACTTTCGGGAATAATAACAGCTGGATATTCTTATTTTCAAATGATTCTTCAAGACAAAAAATAAATTTTAGGTTTTGAGAACAATGTTATAATATATTTTTAAGGTCTTTGAATAGCACTTCATTTAGTAATACTTTTGAAAGTGAATGTTCAAATATGATGATAGATGTCCAAGGTGGTTTCAACTCAAATTATTTTGGATTATATTCAAGATGGTTTGATATTGTCCAACCAACAGAGTCTTTTGCTTGAAACATATTTACTCGCCAATGAGGATGAGCCCAATGATGATATTGAGCGAGGTTCAGAGCGAGTGCTTCAAGAATAGAAGCCAATACTTTTGGTTATAAATCTGGTTGATATTTTAATATAACTTGATCGAGTGGAATATATTATAATAATTTTTGAGATGTTAACCAACAGTTCTTTTTCTGACCTTGAGGTTATGGTTTCTCATATAATACTTTTTGAACTTGAAGTGTAAATAATACTTTTTATCTAAGTACATTCGCATTTGAAAAAAACTCGTTTCCAACAAGATTGAGTCAATGCACATTTACTGATTGTTATTTCTCTGATAATATATTTTTATGAGAAACAACAAATTGTTATTTTGCTAATGGATATATGAGACAAAATACTAGCTTATTAACTATTAGTGACCTGACAGTAAACTGATCTGATTTAAGATTTAATATATTTGAATGAGACCACAACTTACTTACATTCAATGGTGGTTGAGTAGTCCAAAAAAATAGATTCTGTATAAGATTTAGTAATGCTATATTTACATTTGGTCCAGCAGTTCAAGTGTTTTCAGATCATCATTGTGAAATCAAGCAAGGTAGTAATTCTAGTTATTACTTAGAATACTTTGACTGATTGACCCCTGTGTATGTTTTGCCTACAGCTTAATTTTAATTTATTAAATATTTCAAAATGAAAGAAAAAATCGCACTTATATTAAGAGAATTAAATCTTAACGAATGATTGAGAATAAACGATAATCTTGATGCTATTCTTAACAAGGTTAGATTGTTTTCAAAATGAATGATAACAACAGAACCACAAGAAGAGGAAGAAGTGGCAGTATAATTTTACTATTTAAATTAAAAAAATATGACAAGAGTATGAGCTGTTGACTGGCAACAATATACATTATATGCGGTAGACGATCAAGTATATGTAGATGATAATAAATTATATAGATGTATTACACAACACACATCTACAGTTTCATGAGATTTTATCGATGATATAGCCAATTGGAAAGTCATTGTATTTTCTTGACTTTATATAAACCAAATAACTACTGTATCAGAAAGCACTTTATTGGATACTTCATATTGAGTTGTTTTGGTTGATGCTAGTGGTGGAGATATATTAATTACTCTTCCAGTTCCTGCAGAAAATGACTGAAAAGTGTATCATATCAAGAAAATAGACAGCTCTGTAAATGTTGTAAATATTATTTCAGCAGACTCAAAAACAATAGATTGAGAAACAACACAAACAATATCATCACAGTATACAAATATTACTGTAGTTTCGGATTGAAATGTAGAACGGTTTATTATTTAAAAAAACAATAATGTCATATAAACCTTATCGTAATTGATTTATAGATTATAACGATCTAGCTACACAATCAGTTCCAATTGCATACACAACTTGAACAATAGTATTGACTAATGATTGAGCTTGACCTTTTTCTACAAGTCAATTCCACCCAAAAAATATTACACAACTATGGAACACAGCTACAAATCAATTTAACTTCTCTTGATTAGATATTTGAGATGAGGTAATGATAAGAGTTGATATATTAGTAGATATAGTTACTCCATGAACAGTAGTGAAGTTAAACTTTACTTTTGATATCTGATGAGTACCATTTGATTTAACAATTGACAATCAATATTTCAAGAATGCTTGAACCTATAATATCGTTGAGACAGAAAAGTTCTATATAGGAGGTTCTTGAATGAAGAACAATCCTTGAGAATTAAGGTTTACAGCTGATTGAGTTTGTGATATTGTTGTTAATTGATTTTATATTTCTGTTTATAGAAAATAATGACATACCAATATGCTAAGAAAATTAATATAGGGTCTCCAACTAACTATTCAGAGTTTGAAAACGATTGAACTTATGAAGCTATTTGAGATGCTACATATTTTGAAGATTTGTTTGGTGCTTGAAACACACTAAGACAAACAGGTTCTTGAATATCTTTGAGTAATACAGAAAATAGTATTAATTATACTAATTCTGCAAACTTATCTGATTATACTTTTTGAAATATGCAGACAAGACATGCTTGGAAAATTGGTAGTATTGTGTATCCACATATACACCGAAAGCAAAATGCAAACAATATTCCTAACTGGTTATTCCAATATAGACGACAAATAAACTGACAAGCTATTGATAGCACTTGGAAAAACTTACCATTTACTGACTCTAAACTTCCATATACATCTTGAACTATAAACCAAATATCTTGAACAGTTGCTTGATTAACACCACCAGTTGGTGCTTGATTGAGTAATACAATAGAATTTAGAATGTATAGAGATACAACAAATGCAAGTTGATTATTTGCTTGAGCTGATCCTTATGCAGGAACAGTATCAGCGACTTTTGTAGACATACATTTAGAAGAGAATACTTTAGGTTCAAGACAAGAATATCATAAATAATTTATAAATTTAAAAACAAAAAATAATGGATAGTGCTGTATTGGTTGCCATAATAACATCTTTTGCTTGAACTATTGGTATATTCGCCAAACTTATTTTTGATTATAGAAAGGAGAAATTAAAGAAAAAAAGTCAGAATATAACAAAAGAAAGTATAGATAATATGGCTATAGTTAGAGATACTATTGATGGAATATATTGAAAATATAATTGTGATAGAGTATTCCTAGCTTTAGCACATAATGGAGTAGTGACTGTAAGTAACTATTCTGTTAAAAAGATGAGTACTTATTATGAAGTAGTAAATCCGTCATATAGTAGAATATCAGAAAGTTCACAAAATGTTAATGTAATAGACCAGTTATTTTTTGTAAAGACATTATTAAACAATCCACATATAGCTTGAGATTTGGAAGATAAAAGTTGTTATCAAACATTTTATGATAAGGCTTTGAATGAATTGAATATATTAAAAAGATTTAAAGTAAAAGAGTTTTTATATTTCCCTATAATGGATTGAAATAATTTTATATGATTTGTAGGGATGCACTGGATAGATAATAAAAACCCTTTCAAATGAAAACTAACAGATTTCAAAGTTGATTGTAATGAAGTAGAAAATATGATAATAGAGATACAGACTAAGTTATGAATATATTTTAAAAGAAATTAGTTTTATATTCTAAATAAATAAATATGTTAAAATCAGCCACAAAGTTAGCATTAATTTTACTTATATGAGTTCTTTGTTTATCAGTAGCTTGAATAGTAGTTTTTAATGTAACAGCAGAGCCAGTAGTTACTTGAATGATTACATTGTTCTGAGCTACAGTTTGAGCCGTTGTTTAATTATAAAAATCTATTGAAAAATAAAAGTATATAAATATAGTGTAATTGCTTTAAAATATAATCAAACGGTTACACAGTAAGATAGGATAAATACAACTTCGGTTATATTTTAAAGCACCTATTTTACATTGTAACCGTTTTTGTTATGGAAAATTTAGAAATTCGAAAAGATGTTGGTGGTTATGAGTGATTATATCAAGTATCAAGTTTATGAAATGTTAAATCTATTTCACATTATGTAAATATAACAAATAAAAAATGAAATACCTTTCCTAGATATATAAAAGGTAAATTAATAAAGAAATACAAAAATAAACAAACATGATACTTATTTGTATGATTACATAACAATAACAATATTATTATAAAAAACATTCATAGATTAGTTGCTATTAACTTTTTGAACCAAGAATATAGTAGTGATATTGTAATGCACTTAAATAGTATAAAGACAGACAATAGAGTAGAAAATCTTAAATGGTGAAGTTATACTGATAATATAAAACAAAGTTATGATGAATGAAGAAAGTGAAGTAATTTATGAAAGTCTTGAATATACCATCCAAATAGTAAAAAAGTAAACCAATATACATTAGATTGAGTATTTATAAAGACACGAGATTCTATTGCTGATTTTACAAGAAGTAGATGAAAACCTTGAATAGGTTCGCATATATGAACTTGTTGTAAGTGAAAAACAAATAATGCTTATTGATATATCCGAAAATATTTTAACATTTAATAAAAAATTATGAAAAGAATCTTTTCTTCAGCTACTAAAACAGTATTTTTATTAATAGCTATAACGCTTTGTATTAGTTTCTTTTTTTGATTAATAAATGGTGACCAGTTTATATGAATAGTAGGTATGGTATTTGCCTTTTACTATAAGTGAAATAAAAACTCAACAACAACATCTACATCAGGGGATAGTACCAATGTGTAGTTTTTAGATACTATTTACAATATGACTGAAAAAGAAATACAGTTAGAAGTAATAAAAAGACAAACAGAAAAAAGATATTTAGATATTAGAGAGAAAATAAATAACTGGCATTCAGATGACTGACCAGAAAAACTTACTGAATTATATAACGAGAGAGATTTTTTGGAAAAAAGAATGAAAGATTTTAATTAATAAAAAACATTATGTATAAAGTAAACTCAAACTGTATAGCCTGTTGAGTATGTGCATCGATAACACAGAGTTGTCAGATAGACACAACAACAGATAAAGCGTTTTGTGTTGACAATAACGATCAGTAATGATTAAAGAACGCTAAAGATAACTGCCCAGTATGAGCTATAGAATTTTTAGATACTAATAAATAAAAAATGGAAGAAAAAGACTTTACACCTTCTAATTGATTGTTATGAGAACTAGAAGATCAAATTTCTGATAATGACTACTTAGCTTGAGCTGTTTTTAATATACCTAATTTAATAAAACAGGACGATATATTTTATATGTATAATCAAGGTGTGAGCTTAGATTGTACATTATACGCTTCAATGACTGCTTTGTGATCTACAATGAATTATAAGTTTACAGAACAGGATATTAAAGAAGTAAGAGATTTAGCTGTTAAAATGTGAAAAGTAAGAGAAGATTGACGGTATTTATTTAAATGAATTGACTGTGTTAGAAACCGATGGAACACTAAGTTTCCTGACAATAAAGTAATGTCAATACAAGTTGAAACTAAAAGCAACGCTAAAGAATACTGGGATAAAGGTTATTTTATAGCAACTACATTCAAAGGAAATAAAGCATACTGAATAGATAAGAACAACAACTGAATAGTAGAATGAGTAGATTTTAGGCCTTCAAGTTTTTGACACGCTATAAATACTAAAAAGAACGGTTATATATTTGTAGTAGATAATTACTTTGGTAATAAATATAATATATATTGATTAAAGAACTACGAAGAACTTATCAAAAATAATGTATTTAGTAGTCAAGGTTATGTTTTTTTAGCTACAACAGATAAAGTAAAAGAAGAAACTAAAAGAAAATCAAGGCTATTAATATTGCTAAAAGAAATAATTACCCTCACAACAGACAAAGAGTTTATAAAAGACTGTAAAACAAAAATAGAATACATAAATAAAACAATCTAAATAGTAGGTAGTAATTGAATGTAAAAAATTCTAAGACATACAAAAACTAAAAGATGATAAAATATACATCCAGCACTAAAAAGTGTTGGATTTTTTTTAATTATACTTGATTTTTAATTATTTAGTGTATAGTAAACTAACCAGACGGCAAATTCTTTTTTTATTATTAAAATTATAAAAGACATGCTTATACACCAATCAGACTTTATTATTATTAACTTGGAAAAAGTCCAAGACAAGTATTATCATCACTATCAATCGTTAGACAATGATGACTGCATTACATCAAAAGAAGTAATTTGAGATTGATTCTGTCTAGTATTCAACATTCAGATTAACTGAAAAATTAAAAGGGCTGAGTATAGATTTGAAGTTCAATCAAAAGACGATTATTACAGATTGAGTACTAACAAAAATATTGAGGTAGAAATAGAATCAAAAAATCACGTAATAGTTGATTATAGATGAATCTATGCTACACTTTGAATATTAAGAGATTTATGATATGATTTTAAAGTAGGACAATATGAAAACTTTAATAATATAATATCTAAAATCGAAGAAGAAATAGGGTATTACTACGAATGTAATAAAAACTATAACACTATAACTGAGCTAAAAACATTATAACCAAATTGCCGTTTGGTTTTTTTAATTATTACAAAATCCCTTGTAATTTACAAATATTTGATTATAGTATCCGAGTTAATTTGAAATTATTTCAAAAAACAATACGGTTTTGTCCTTAAAACTTTGGCGAGGGTGGACAATGCCAAAGTGCCCTTATACACTGTTTTAGGACAAACCAAAAAGAGACCTTCGCCATTTATTTGACGGAGGTTTTTTATTTTATAAATAAAAGTTATGAATAATATTTTAAACGCTTTACTATCATCAGATGGATATACTCCTGTAAATAAGTTTTTAGCTAAGGAGTTTTGATTTTTAAATGCCTGATATTTTTGAGAGTTAATAAGACAAAGAGATAGATTCTGACAAGAGGAGTTCTTTTTTTCACAAAAAAATATGGAGTTAGAAATATGAATATCAGAATATGAACAAAGGACAGCTATTAAAAGATTTATTGATGTATGATTTGTATCGGTTGTAAAAAAGTGACTACCTGCAAAATACTATTACAAGATAAATGATGAACTAGTTATTAAATATATTAGTAGTAAATGTTTAGAGTTATATAGTTATAGTGGTCAAAAAACTGAAGCACTAGTGGTTCAAAATTTAGAGGACCAGTGCTTAAAAAACTGAAGCACTAGTGGTTCAAAATTTGAAGCACATACTATAAATAAGAATAATAATAAGAATAATAATAATTCCGAAAAAAAATCTGAAGCTTTATTTATTGATAATGAAAATACAAATATACCCGCGACTTGACATTTAGAAAAAAAACCAAAAATAGACTATAAATCTGAGTATGTAGGTTTTAGGGAAAAACGAAATAATGTTAAACCATTTTGAGTGGCTAATAAATGATTACCAAAAGTAATTAAAGATACTGAAGATATTTTTAAGCTATGGATAAAGAAAAGGAAAGAATATACTGTTGAGGAGATTATAAAGGCTACTGAAAATTATGTAAATTATATGGCTAGTGTTAAACCATCTGCAGACAATAATTATTATCAACATAGATTCACATTTTCAGAGTTTCTTTCAAGAGAAAGATGATTGCAAAAATTTATAAACTTTACTATTTAAAATAACTAAAATGGAAAAACAAAAAATTGCTGATTTTTTAAGAACACTATGTCCTATGAATAAAGTTGAGTTCAATAACCTTGATATTACTTTTTGATTTGAAGAAGCACTGACTAGAAAGGAGGATATATTTTTTATAGCATCAGTAGAAAATCCAAGTAAAAGAAGCTCTGATGATGATATAATATTTAAAAACTATTTTTTTATGGATTTTGATTTAAGACAAAACTACTACAAACAAACAAATGACATAATAGATGATGATACACTATTATTATCTTTGGAATATGTAAAAGAAGAATTAAAAAAAAATTGATTTTGAGATTATAGATATATTGTATTTACAGGTAATTGATTTCATATATATTATGTTTGAGAATGACAGAAATTTAATAAAGAAGATTATAAACTTTGAGTAGAAAATTATTTTAATGAAGTTAATAAAATTTTTGATGACACTTTCAAAGTTGATGTTGCTTGTAAAAATATCGCAAGACTATCAAGATTACCTTGAACCTATAATTATAAAAGAAGTAAATACTGATTGGAATCTAAAGAGTGTATTATTTTAGAAGATACAGGATTGTTTAGTGATAAAATAAAAAATATATCACAAGTTGCAAATTCTGAGAAGGAGAATAAGTTAATAAATAAGGTTAATTATGAAATAAAAGTTTCTATGACAAACATAAATGACCCTGTTTTAGAAGAAATACTTAAAATAGATATATCAGATTTAATTTACAAATATGCTTGATTAGAATTACAAAGAGATTGAAAAAATTTTAAGAGTCCAAAAGATTGAAGTAATATTTGAATGTTTTTAATGAATAATGTTATTTATATTACTTGAACGCATTACTTATCAGACAAAGCTAAATGATATAATTCTTTTACTTTTGTTAAAACACACTATAACTTAGACAACAATTTAACATTTCAATGGTTTAAAGATAACTTTTCAAACATAAAGGATATATCAGACAAGAAAAAACAAGAGTTTAAAGCACAACAACAAGAGAGAAATTGAGTGTGAGAAGTTATTGATGTAGATAGTCACTTTATTGATTTTTGAAAATTAGTATCTATTGCTAAAGAAAATAGAAGGAAAATAGATTGAAAGACATTAGTGAAATATTGAATTAAATGATTAGACGATTATTTAGTATGAATATTACCAGAAGAACTTGTTGTAATATGAGCACAACCTTGAGTATGAAAGAGCGAGATAGCTTATAATATTTGAATACACAACGCCTTGAATGACAAAAAAGTATGTTTGTTTAGTCTTGAATGAAATCTAGAAGAGTCAGCACTAAGATACTTACAAAAGGAAATAAATAAAAAAGATTCTGTTTCATCAGCAGAGTATAGATTTAATTTAAAGGATATAAATAAACTAGAGGATAGTGTAGAAATTAACAAAAAACTATCAGATAATTTAATAGTATTTGATAAGAGAACTATGCCTACGTTATGATTCTTAAAAGAAGTTATAAAAAGAAAGTCAAAAGAGACTGATTTATTTATCATAGACCACTTACACTACATACCTCTTGAATGAGAAAATGAGAATAGGTTAGTTTGAGAAGTGATGAGAGAGTTAAAATTAATAACAGATATCTATAAAAAACCAGTAGTTTTAATATCACATTTAAGAAAACCAAACAAAATGCAAGATGAGCCAACTGAGTTTGATTTTTATTGAAGTGGTAATATATCAAAAGAGGCTACGACTATAATTTTAGTATCTAAAATGAATTACTGAGACCACCCAAGTTATAAAGATTTTGATAATTTCAAATGGGACAATAATTGGTATGCGACTAGGTTCTGTGTTCCAAAATCAAGAGCTTGATTGCCAATGTTAAAGATAGCTGGAGCGTTCAATAAGAACACAAAACAGTATATAGAAAATATGTGGAAGCCTTTGGAGGACAGTCAGTTACAGGAGAATAACAGAATAACCCTTTAATTTATAATAACTTACAAATATGTATTTACAGATTAGTTGAGCAGAAATTGTTGATAGCAAACTTAAAGGTAAAGATTGAACACCTTTTAAGAATATACAAATAACTCACTTAAAATTACTTGATGAGAACAAGAAGTATGTTAAGTTTATATGAATGACAGATGAACATATAGAAATACTTAAAAAACAGATATTTGATAATAATTAGCTTGAAAAATAATTTAATATGATTACACTACTCCTACCATTGCTATTGGTGACTGGGCGGGAGTAAAATCCTGTCTTTTTTTTAACTTATAACGGCATTATAACAGATGAGTATTACAGATTTACTAAAGACTATCCAGAAAAAACACTGAGATGGTTCAGCGAGACTATTCAAAGATTTCGAGAATGTAGAAGTTAAAAGATTATCTACTTGATTACCTAGCCTAGATTTAGCTATGTGAGGATGAATACCCGAATGAAGAATTTTGGAATTGTACTGAGTGCAAAGCTCATGAAAAAGTACCTTAGCCATATTGTTTCTTGCGGAAGTTCAAAGAGCTTATCCTGATAAAAAGGTTTGATATATCGATGTTGAATTCGCCCTTGACCCTGATTATGCAAAAGCCCTTTGACTAGATATGGATAACGTAGTTTTCTGTCAACCAAATTCAGCAGAGGAAGCACTTAGTATTATGGAAGAATTATGCGGTTCTTGAGAAATAAAAGCTGTTGTGTTAGATTCAGTTGCTAAATTAACTCCGATGAAAGAGCTGAGTTGAGAGATATGAGATGCTGAAATGGGTATGAGGGCAAGACTTATGAGTCAAGCACTAAGAAAAATAACACCTAAAGCTAGTGCTAATGAATGTACCTGTTTTTTTATAAATCAAATTAGAAAAAGTTTTGACCCTTACGCTTTTTGAGATACAAGACCTGGAGGAAACGCATTACCATTTGACGCTAGTGTAATTATAAGGACAAAGACAAAGAAAGATAAAAATGCAGATGGTAGTGGAGTAACTACGTTTGATATAATTAAAAATAAAGTAGGGATACCTTTTAAAACAACAGATATAGCTATAAAGTTTGGTAAATGATTTGACTACCTACAGGACTTAATTACTTGTGCTATAGCAACTTGAACAATAACAAGAGCGGGAGCGTTCTATAGTTTCTGAGAAAAAAAATGGCAAGGTGAAGAGAAGATGAGAATAGAGATTACAGAGGATAAGAAGCTACAGAAAGATATATGAATAGCGTTGAAAAAGTTATCAAAATAAAAAGTCTAAAAATTCTCTTGCAATTTGATTATTTTTTCTTATTATACTCTAGTTAAATAATTTTATAACTAAACAATTAAAAATGATTATTGAATTGGAAAAAGACTATTCTTTGGAAGAGATAGTAAGTGAGTGATTAATACCTTGAGTAAAAACCTATGCAACTTTATATACTATGCTATATGATATTGAGGAGAACTGAAGAAGAGTATTAGCTAAAGAAACTACTAAGAGAAAGATACTAGCTCACTGAGAATGAAGACCTTGATGTATGAGAGTATTTAAATTACATATTAAGGGTAGAGAATTAAGTAATTTTTTGAAACTACACAATCTACCACACGAGACAAAATAATTTTATTTTTAAAAAATAATAGCAATGGAAGAAAAAGATATAGATTTATGAAAATGTTTTGAAGAAATGCAATCAGAAAGACAATACTGAAAACTAACCGTAGATTTAATGAAAGTTATAGATGAAAAAGATATGTGGTTAAGTTGAAAGTCTAAGATTATATCTTATGACTGATGTAAAAAGATAGCTGATTATTGTGGGATAGTAGTAAAGGAAACACCTTTATTTTTAACACAACCTACAGCTGATAACCGACAACAACATATTTGGGCTTGTTTCTTAGGTTTTAAATGAGATACTGATAGAGATAATCGAGTGTTTGTAGAATGAGAGGCAAGTCAATTGAATACAGGAGAGATGGTAAAAGATAAAGATTGAGTTATAAAGCATAGTCAATCTACGAAAATTGATTCAAAATTTAAGTCAAATATGGCTTATAAAAGATGTTATTGTAGAGGTGTTTTAAGATTATCTGGTCTTATTGGTATATATTCTGCTGTTGAAAGTCCTGATTTTAATATTAGGGAATGAGAATCTGTAGACTATAATTCTTTATAATTTAACCCAACAAACCAATGGCTGTTTTCACGGACATAGTAGAAGAATCAAAAAAAGAGGTAAAACAAGTTTACCAAAATAAAACTTGGCAACAAGTAGTAATAGATATAGAATCTATTATAGATGAACTCAATTGAGTTTGAGTAAGTGGTAAATCTTTCCATAGCTATACAGCTGATGAGCTTAGTAGAATGTGAGGAAAACTAGCGGTACTTAGAAGTAGCCTAGTTAATTACAAAATGGAATGTTCTGACCAGCTAAAAATAGCAAGAACATATTGTACTGGTAAATTATCCTGAGCAAGACAACAAGCAAGAGCTATGTTAATAGAAGAAGCTAAGAAGAATAAAGATAAGATGCCTACAGCTGATGATGTAAAAGCTGAATCAGAAAAATATATGGTTAAATCATATCTTATAAGAGATTTCCATGAAAACGAGCTGGAAAGAGTACAGTGTCATTGGTATTGAATACCTAACATATTGTATAGTATAGATACTAGAATAAAGGTATTACAATGAGATAGGGATACAGTTAAATTTTATTGAGGTGATTTAGAATTACCTGTAGAGAAATCTGATTTTATTTATAACTTAGATTAAATTTTAAATAATATATGAATAATTATGAATACATTTGCAATAGACTGAGTAGAATGTCCTATCACTAATCTAACTGACTTAGTAGATAGCCGAAAAAAATTATATCCTGAAATTACGGATGAAGAGATAAAGAGAGTATCTGAAACAGCTGAAAGATTAACACCAAAGGGAATGCAGTTTGTTTTGGAAGAGGATAACGCAAAAGATTATAGTAAGAAGTTGTTACTCTCAGCAAAAAAAGACCAACAGTTGTTACTTGTGTGACCAAAGGGAACTGGTAAAACTACCTCTATTTATTACCTTGCCCAACAAACTAATAACCCATTAGTACCAATTCAATTAAATTGAGGTACAGGAGTTGATAGTCTTGTTTGAAAATGGTTAGTAAATAAAGAGTGAACTTATCGACAAGATTGATTATTCACACTAGCTTGGAAATACGGATTTTGGCTTATCATCGACGAGATCAACGCTGCCCTGCCGGAGATACTTATGGTATTACATCCAGCGATGGACGATAGAAGAGTGTTAATCTTAGATGAAAAGAACTGAGAGGTAATTCAAAGACATCCTAATTGTAAAATATTTGCTACTATGAACCCTACAGAGGACTACGCTTGAACTAAAGAAATGAATGCAGCTTTTATAGATAGGTTTGCTTGACAGATAATAGTTAGTTACCCTGATGCTAAAAAAGAGAAAGCTATTATACTTGCACATAAAAAAGTTACTATAGATGATACACCAGCTCCACATACTAGAGATTGAGTAATATCAAGAATGGTAAAAGTAGCTAACTCGTTAAGAACTCTACACAAAGAACAGAAGCTATTATTTGAATGTTCTACAAGAAATCTTATTGACTGGGCTTGTTGGTGTTCTGACTTAGATATAAAATCTGCTTGTGAGTTGGCTATGATTTCTAAAGCTGACAAAGAAGATGCTCCACAAATCCGAGATGAAGTAAATAAATTTTTCAAAGACTGAGATAGACGGATGAGCAAAGAAGATGTTAAGAAAGCAAAACTAGAGGCTGTTGAGGTCGTAGAGGTAGATAATATTACTTTCTAGTTTTATAAATTATTATGAATAAATATGGATAACGAGCAAATAAAAATAAACGAGATGCTCGAAAGGATGAAATCGTTAGCTAAATCTACTATAGAGGAGTTCAAAGTTGAGTTCCAAGTAGGTAGTAAACGAGAGTATAAACCTAACGAGCATAAATTATACTTTGTGGCAGAAGATATAAATCAAATGACTGATAGGCAGATAATGGCTGAGGTATTACATAATATCTGACACGCTATTTATACAGTAATGCCTTGAAGAGATACTAAAATAACACTACCTAAACCAGCAAGAATGTTTGT